CAAGCTGGTTCGTAACGATCCTTTCACTACGCCGGAGTTGAGTCGTGCGGATTCTATCGGAGAGTGCCCTGGGGCTCCTCTCCGCGAGGATGATCTCTACGCGTACGCATTGCAGACGCCTTCTGCTCCGGCGAATCTCGCGGATCAGTTTGCCGCAGCGGCAGAGGATGTTGAGTATGAGACGGATGGACTAGTTCATGAGAGTTATGTGACACAGTTGGAGAACGAAGTGGCGATGCTGAGGAACCTGATCGTGCAGATGCAGATGCAGGCGTACGGAATGGGTGTTTAAAAAACAAAACAAAAAACTGGGGGAGAGTTAATTATAAAAACATAGTAAGGTAAAAACAACTTTTTTACTGCTGCAAATGAAACTATATAAAGTTAATGTATTTTATATAGAAAATGAGCGAACATGACCTACATTCAGTAGTTGATAGACTACATACAAAATATGCCAACGATCCCTACATGTTGACGCGACTAAGTAGTTTTATAAACAATCAATTGCCTAATATCATGGAATCAATGGACGTGCAGCGTCAACAGCGTGCGGTTCGCACAGAAACTCTTAACATAGAATTTGATTCATTTGTCAAGTCGTTCATGACAAATAACAAGTATTTTTATGTATCTTCTACCGAAAAATTTTTCTACTATGACGGAATACATTATAAGTTATATAATGAGGATGGTATACTACATCATATTTTGACATCTATTACAAACGATCGTAACCTGATGTCATGGAAATATAAGACCAAGGTATCTATAATGAAACGCATCAAAGAGAACCCACTAATGTCATCTGTACCCGAATCTAGTACAATCCAACATGTAATTATGTCATTGTATCCTACTTTTTTTTCAAGTAAAAATGAAGTGAAGTATTTCCTAACTATATTAGGTGACAACATTTTAAAGAAGAAGGCAGACCTGATACACCTATTACCGGCTTACGCAAAATCATTTATCAGAGAACTTAATAATTTCTGCCAGATAAACATAGGCGTTAATTTAATGCAATCCTTTCGCCTTAAATATCACGAACATGATTACACGAACTGTCGTCTCGTATATATGCATGAAACTGTTAAATATGAGAACATATGGAGGAATATAATAGAGGAAATCGGAATTGATATCATTTGCGTTGCCGTACATTATTCTATGCGATACGATTCGTCTGATGAATATATATCAAACACTCAAGACGCTGCATTGCAAACGTACGTTTCTTATTTGTCTGTCAGGACAGTAAGCGATTTAGTCGGAGGATTTGTTGGAAAATATATAGCACATGATAAGACGTCTGGTGGTACTATAACGTGGAAAAACCTCCAATATCTATGGAAACATTTTTTGAATGCAAACAAATTGCCGATGGTGTTGTTTCAAACACCTCTTAAAAACGAACTCATGCGTTTCCTTGGGGAAAATTATATTGAATCAACTGATATGTTCCAAGGCATTTTCAGTAAATATTTGCCTGATATTCAGCGGTTTATACAGTTTTGGGATGAAACTATGATTGAGGATGAATCGGAGTCAGGTCTTGAACTGGAGGAAATAAGATACTTATATAATAAATGGGGATCGCATAGCATCAGCGACGAACAGATTCTGGATTTAATACAATATTTTTATCCAAATGTGAATGTAGAACGAGATAAATATATACAAGAAATAAAGTGTTCGTTGTGGAATAAAAAGAAGGATCTGGCATCCGTTTTTACAGATATTCGTGCAGATTGGCATGATAAGTCATCTGATTTCACAATATATGATGCATATTTATATTATTGCAAGCGATACAAGAAACGCAAGTCAACTGAAGGCATATCCGGATTAATCGTACATAAATCGTATTTTGAAAATTACGCATACCAAAACTTATCCGCATACATAGTTGAACCTGGAATTATATCAAAATCATGGTTTACTATATAAAAAAATATACATAAACAATCTATATTATGAAATTTATAGATTGTTTCATATTCTACAATGAACTTGATTTGTTGAATTACCGATTGAATATATTAAACGATGTAGTTGAGTATTTTATAATTGTAGAAGCAACTCACACGCATGCAGGCCATCCGAAGGAGTTATTTTTCAATAATAATCGTCATATGTTTGAGAAGTTCAATAGTAAAATAATACATATAGTGGTAGACGACTTTCCTTATAAATTTCCGAATATAAATTATAAAAACAAGGAACAGTGGATTAACGAGAAATTTCAACGAAATTGCGGAACCAGAGGATTATCACAAATAACTGATTTGCGAGATGATGATATATTGATCGTATCGGATCTTGATGAAATACCTGATCCTAGGGTTCTCAGTTCAATAACTTATGGCATGGATATTGCCTCATTGGAGATGCATTTGTATTATTATAATTTAAACACAAGAATTAAAGAAAAGTGGTACCATGCCAAGTTAGTTTCCATCGGTCCATTGAAACAGTCTAAATGTAAATTGGATGATATACGATTTGTAAGATGCGGTTCTATACCGAACGCTGGATGGCATTTATCTTATTTTGGAGACGCGCGCTTCATAGAGAATAAACTTAAAAATTTCGCTCATCAAGAATTCAACACAAACTCAATTGTTAACCTTGACGTTATAAAAAACAAGATACAAACACATACGAACTTATTTGATGATGTTATATTGGAATATTGTCCCGCCAAAAGCAATCCTTATTTACCAATCGGTTATGAGAAATACCTGTTGAAATTTATCAACTTATAGCGATTTAAATTTAAAGCATTATAAACATATATACATATATAATGGGAAAGTTAAAAATAGTATTCTGTAATGCTTGGCATGTTGGTGATATATTTTTCGCGCAACCCTTTGTAAACAATGTTGTCAATAACAATGGAGATGATTTTGAGTATTATGTATGGGGAAAATACAGTCATTTTATCTTTTCTGATCTACCAAACGTAAAGAGTGTGAATGATTCTCCTGAGCTGGTCCAAATTCTGGGTAATATGGATAATTATAATAGACACAATTATGCTTTTTCTGCCGATTTTAATGTACTATTGATAAACACTTGGGTTGGTACAATGAACCATGTATGGAACCCCAGCGAAGGAATACGAGAACTATTTAAGGAATATCTTCAGGAATGTAATCTAGTTAGCTATTTGGATTGTTATCGGATAATTTTAAATATGATTAAAGATAATCTTGGTATACAAATCGCTTATGATTTTACACCCGAGCTCGCATTTCCTACATTTCCCAAAAACGTGCAAATTACAGAATTTGAAGCATTTAAGTCATCCGTTAACAAAAAAACTGTGTTTTTAAATAACTACGCGGCAAAGTCCGGTCAAGGCACACCCCTGCAAACGAGTATAGATTATATTAAAGTAATGGAATTATTACGAAGCAAAGAATATATAGTTATACTACCGGAAGAAGATCCATATATTATTCAATACATACGTGAAAATAATATTGAGAATGTATATTTCTGTAGCGAGTTCATAAAAAATTCATTGGATAATTACGCTAATTCTAGTGAGCTGTATTATAGATCAAAGATATGCGTGAGTTGTGATTATTCTATATACTTGGATACGGGCAGAAGTTTTATATATTTTAATCGCGACTTTATATCAGATTTCAAGACTGGTCGCTCCAATAACATTAAGATACACTTCTCTACACAGAGATTTGACTTTTATTTTAAGAATTTAATGAAGAATACTGAAATTACGCCACCTACATATTCTACGCAATATATTGCAGATGGGGTGGATGATGTTATTAATCATCTTAATACTATTTTATAGATACATTTATCCGATTGCCCTTTACGAATACTATTTCATATTCGTTCCATATTTTACCATGTGAATGAGGCCACATAATGTCTCCTATGAATGGTCTAGAATAATCACTCGGGGACTTGACTTTGAATGTAAAATCTGCTCCATTATAATATTTCATCAAACACCCAATATTCCAACCATTCTCTATTATCTTACGTGACATTAATACTTCCTTTTGTTCTATCGTGTCTTTGAATCCAGTAAGATGTTTGGTTGCGTCAAATATTTTACAATCCATTAAATATTCTACCGTCTCGCGATCTGCACTAAAAATGTAAGACTGTATATGCGCCGCTATTGTTGGCGAATGCTGACGTCCTTGTGAATCGCCAGTTGCATTTATAGTGCTTCCAAATAATTTCACATTGTCTTTTAATCCGTTTATATAGATGTCGGTCCAACGACCTTCAAAATCAATTGGTAGGAATGGTCCGACTATAGACGAGTTTGCGAATATAAAGTAATCGTAATTTTTATACATATTATCCTTTACTAAACAATCACTCCACGCACCAAAATCATACCCAATGTTACTACGATTCATCGTTTTTATATGCGGCGGAAGTTCAAATTTTAATTGCATATTATTTGCAATTAAATAAAAATCTACATCTGGAGATTCAAATATGCAAAATTTTACGAAGTGCTTCACCCTATCATTGATCTCATGAAATGCATAGAGAACTGCTGTCTTTGCCATTTAAATAATATACACTGTCATTTTTATATTATTTATTGTTTATCTAGATTTCCTTGTTCCGTTTTTACTCTTAATGAGAGTTTCTATAGCATCTTTTTTGGATAATATCTGATCCACAATCGGTACGAAGAAATGACGGAATTTTGGGCGCATCTTCTCTAAGTCATCTATGCATATCCATCTGATTTCCGCCTTCTCAAATATCTTGGATGTCTTTATAACATTCGGGTCTAAGCGCCTTTGTATGAACTTTTGGTTGTTATTGTAATATTTCTCTAAATAAGGGTCGTATTTCATATAGAAGATATGTGTCCTGTATGCACCGTTTTTTAAATCAATTGTAACAGTGCCATTTGCGGTTAACATCTTTCGCAATTGATCGTCTGTTCCTAAGAATCCTGTAAGTTCTTCGCCGCCTTCGCGTATAGCGGTATCTAACTGCGTCTCTCCTTTTTCGCCTCCACCTCCAAAATCGGAGAACCCGGGTGCGGATTTCTCAAATTTGTTTTCTTTCCCAAAGAGGAAATACAATTTTCCATTCCTGATTGTAGTGGGTAATACGCCAGACATTATATTATACAGTTGCATAATATAATTATTTACTTACGAGACTTACGGGTAGCACGCTTAACGAATCCGAACTTCCCCTTCTCAGCGAAATATCCCGCCTTCTCTAAACGCTTCTCCTTCTTAGCCGTCTTGTGCTTGAGCGCGGAGACAATGCGTCCGTGCTTGTTCATCATCAGATCTCCCGACGTGAGACCACCAGCAGTTTTGTACGCAGTCTTGTTATAGACTTGGGCGCGAGAACCGAAAAGCTCCTTGTATGTCTTTCCCTTAACCTTGTAGGTTCCATCTTCCTGGCGAACTGGGCGTTTCATTGTATATTTACCAATGAGAAAATAATTCAGAGAAGCTACGGTTCCCCGAACCCCTCCCTATATTTGTTCCTCGTGAGAGAGGTTAGGAAGTCTCTAAATATAGCTCAAAAGGAGGGGTTAAAGGGGAACCTAGGTTCCCCTTCTAGGTTCCCCTTCTAGGTTCCCTTACTGCGAACATATTGGGCGTATCTCATAGCAGTACTTATTTTGGTACTATTAGTGGACGTATCAATTCGCTTCAAGTCCTTTTGCGATTGGTCTTTCATACATGTCGCAATAATGCAGTACTTCGTTATGTCATTTGTGTTTTTCAATCGCATAAACATGGTATATACAATAGTGTAGAAAATTGAAACAACTTAAAAAATTCTCATTATATCCAAATACCCCACCCTACAAAATAATGACAGACCTCGCCGCTCAGTACCAGATGAAGACGGACCTGGAGCACATTCTCCATAATGGAGAGATGTATATCGGACCCGTTGCGCCAGTTGACGCCCATATGTGGGTGTATGATGATGCCGCCGGTAGAATCGTTCTGAAGAATATTGAGTACGTACCCGGTCTCTACAAGATCTATGATGAATTCGGTGTCAATGCGCGCGATCAGATTCTCCGCGTAATTCATTCTCCGCTTCTTGATAAGAAGTTCGTCACGAGTATCAAGTTCCAGGTTTCAGAGGACGGAACAATTACTATGGAAAACGACGGTAACGGCATTGATGTTGCGAAGCATCCCGACAATGGTATTTGGATCCCAGAGATGGTATTCGCCCATTTGAGGACATCTACCAATTATAACAAAGATGAGAAAAAGATTGTCGGTGGTAAGAACGGGTTCGGAGCAAAGCTGGGATTCATATATTCGGTCTTTGGTAGCATTGAGACGGTAGACCATGTGCGTGGTCTTAAATATTACCAAGAATTCAAGAATAACTTGTCCGAAATTTGCCCGCCGACGATTACCAAACTCAAGTCACAGAAACCCTACACAAAGATTGTGTTTAAACCTGACTATAAGCGTTTCGGAATGCCGAATGGATTGACATCTGATATGTGCTCTTTGTTTAAGAAACGTGCATATGATATCAGTGCGGTCAGCGATCACTCCGTTAAGAAGGTCCAGGTAACATACAATGGCGAGCCGGTTCCAGTGAAGAATTTCCAACAGTATATTGATAAGTATATTGGAGTGAAGGACGTCAAAGGCGGAACTGGACTGCGTGTGTACGAGGCGCATGATGAACGCTGGGAGTATGCGGTTGCACTGTCACCTACACATGAGTTTATGGCCGTGTCGTTTGTGAATGGCATCTGTACGGCGAAGGGTGGTAAGCATGTGGATTATATTGTGGGGCAAATCACACGTAAGCTATGCGCGTACATTGAGAAAAAGAAGAAGATCACGGTAAACCAGAATTCCATCAAGGAGCAGCTGATTCTCTTCTTGCGATGCGATATTGAGAATCCGTCGTTTGATAGCCAGACCAAGGATTACATGAGTACGGTTTCTAAGGATTTCGGGTCCTCGTGCACGGTCGGCGATAAGTTCATTGAGGATATTGCGAAAATGGGCGTGATGGATGTGGCGTGCTCTCTTACCGAGGCGAAGGAGAATAAGTCTATCGCGAAGAAGACGGATGGAACCAAGACGAAGACGATTCGCGGTATTGCTAACTTTGTAGATGCGAATTTCGCGGGTACCAATAAGTCCGGCGAATGCACCCTGATTTTGTGCGAGGGATTGAGTGCGTTGTCGGGAGTTGTATCTGGGCTTTCTCAAGAACACCGAAACACCATCGGAATCATACCGCTCAAGGGTAAGGTGTTGAATGTCCGCGGCGAGACGGCCCAAAAGGTCGGCGATAACAAGGAAATCACCGATTTGAAAAAGGTTCTCGGATTGGAGAGCGGTAAGACGTATGAGTCAATTGAAGACGTCCACAAACACTTGCGTTATAGTAAGGTAATGATTTTGTGCGATCAGGATACGGATGGTTCGCATATCAAGGGACTATGTATCAACTTGTTCCATAGCGAATGGTCGTCACTCCTCAAGATTCCCGGATTCTTGTCTTTCATGAATACGCCGATTCTGCGCGCGAAGAAAGGCCAGGTAACAATGGTGTTCTATAACGAGGGCGAGTACCAGACTTGGCGCAATTCAGTTGGACCAGCCATCTCTTCGTGGACTATCAAGTATTTTAAGGGTCTCGGGACGTCAACATCCGCGGAATTTAAGGGGTACTTTGCGGACATGAAGATTGTGGACTTCGTCCATACTGGCACAACAAGTGATGATGTTGTGGATATGGTGTTTAATAAGAAACGGGCACATGATCGCAAGCCTTGGCTTGAGGCGTACAACAAGAACGCTTACTTGGATACCGGTCGGAAAAATGTGGATCTCCCGGAGTTCTTCCATAATGAGATGCGGCATTTCAGTATCTACGACTGCGCGCGTTCCATTCCGAATGGTATTGATGGACTCAAGACGTCTCAGCGTAAGATTCTGTTTTCAGCATTCAAGCGCAAGTTGACGAGTGAGATCAAGGTCGCTCAATTCTCCGGTTATGTGTCGGAGCATAGCGCATACCACCATGGTGAGGCGTCGTTGAATGGGGCAATCGTCAACATGGCGCAGAATTACGTCGGATCCAACAATATCAATGTCCTTGAGCCCAACGGTCAGTTTGGTACGCGCCTCAACGGCGGAGATGATTCGGCGAGCGAGAGGTATATCTTCACACAGTTGAATCCGATTACCCGCAAGATATTCCCTGAGGCGGATGATGCAGTATTGACCTATTTGGATGACGATGGTACACTCGTTGAACCGGAGTACTATGTGCCGATTATTCCTACAGCCCTTGTGAATGGGATTTCCGGTATCGGAACTGGATTTTCGTGCAGCATTCCGTCGTATGATCCGAAACAGCTGATTTCATATTTACGCGCGAAGCTCACTGGTGCGCCGAGTACCGCGAAGTTTGTGCCGTATTATGAGGGATTCAAGGGTACGATTACACCAATGGACGAGCACAAGTTTCTGGTAAAGGGTGCATATGAGGTTGTCGGCGCTGACAAGATTCGTATTACGGAGTTGCCTGTGGGTACTTGGACGATGCCTTATACGACGTTCTTGGAATCGTTGGTTGATGGCGGAACTGGCAAGGATGGTAAGAAGATCCCGCCGTCAATCAAGGACTTTGTCTCTATGTGTACCGAAGTCACAGTTGATTTCACGATTGTGTTTCCCTCTGGAAAGTTGGCTGAACTGGAGGCATCACGCGATGACAATGGCATTACCGGAGTCCATAAGCTACTCAAACTGTCAACCACAGTGAGTGTTACTAACATGCATCTATTCAATTCGGAACGACGTTTGAATAAATACGCAGAGATTGAGGATATTATTTCAGCGTTCTATGATGCGCGTATTGGATTGTATGCCAAGCGAAAGGCATTCCTAGAGAAGGAATTGCGTAGCAGGCTATTGAAGTTGACGAACAAGGCGCGGTACATCCAGGAAACATTGAGTGGCATCGTGGATTTGCGTAAGAAGAATGCGACACAGGTTAGTGAATTGATGGGAACTCGGAAGTATGATACATTTGATGGCGATTTCAAGTATCTCATCAAGATGCCTATGGACTCAGTGACAGAGGAGAATGTTGCGAGTATTATGGCAGACAAGGAGAATTCACAGAAAGACTTGGACGTCTTGTTGGCGACATCGCTGGCGCAGATGTGGATCAATGAGCTTGATATCCTAGAGCGCGAATACGATGCGTATAAGGTAAAGCGTCAGCATATCCAGTCGGGTTCTACTACAGTGGCTAAGGCAAAGAAGGTAAACATTAAGAAGTAAGTCGTGTGTATTTTGTAAATATAAATATTTTTTTTAGTAGTTCAGTTATGGCGCAAAAACAACAGGTATTGTTAATCTTATCTTCATCTTCATCGGCTTCTGGTATTGATTCCATCATTTATATATTTACATATTATTTTCTATGGATTTAGTAATGACAACGCAATTCAAGAAGAGTGGTGAATTTGTTATAACAAACGATGGTGCGTTTGCCATTCGTCCAGAAAAATATGTGGATTTTGTTTCCTTCACACAGCGCGATTCTATAGGGTTGTATATACGCGATGGACTACAGTTGGTAGATTCGCCATTGAAGCAATTGATTGACATCGGGTTTATTGTAAGTGACGGAAAACTTCATACGATCACACGCCGGATTGATGGATTGGATGAGAGTGCCAAATACAACCGATATACATTCTTTCGTCCATTGACAGATAAACGTAAGTATTTGGGTTATAGACAACCGGTAGATGACGATCAAGTTGTCAACGAAAATGACTGTCTGAAATTTGCCGAGTCTCTTTCTGTAGCATCCAATACGCTTAAGAAAACTGTATTTACCAAACTACTGCGTTCTAATAGCAGTCCTTGCGTGTATCAAGCGAAAGATATGCCGTTATTGTTTGGTGAGTCGGATGCTAAAAACCGAAAAATGCTAACTAAAATTACTACAAAGAATCACAAGGCTTTTCCATCAGCTGGCGAATCATATGCAATCGTACGTAAGGAACTTGTACTTGGATCAGCGCCTTATCATATAGCATTTGTATTGTATTCTAATAATGGAGTGAATATTACGCTAGAAGCCAACGCCGATGATGGTGCCGAGTATTATCCACGATTCGGGTTTTATGATGCGAAAAAGACATTTCATAAGTTGTTTGTTGACCTGTATGAGAATGGCACAACGATCGTTCTGCAAAGTCGTCCTGTTGAGGATTTCTTAAAAGAGTTCAAGGCGGAAACCAATAAAACTCGCAAGAAACGGCCTTAGTTTATTTTTCTATAATGGTTTCCCTGGCGAGGGCGTGAATCACTTTCGGATAATAGACTCCACGCTCACTTCCTGCCAGAGTTTGCTTTTGTATATCCAGGCATTTCTGCGAGAACTCTGAATTACAGTCTTTGTAATCTGGGTTCTCCTGCTTCCATTCTGCTAGTTTTCCCATACTTCTATAGGATACTGTTTGAATGGCCTTCTGTAATTTTTCGTCATCTGGCTGTTTAGTCCATGTATTTTCATCTTTAATATACATGGTCTCGCGTTTCACATCAGTGCAGTGTATCGGTCGTTCTGCAACATCAAGTTGTTTTAAGTTATCTAAGAAGATCTTTGAAATTCCATTTACGAATCCGAGTTGTGCGTTGTTCTCCAAGTCCTCGTAGGATATCTGGATGTTCTTTACAAAGTCTGAGAAGTTAATAGCATCTTTACATTGTTCGTTGAGGAATAAATTGATATTGAATCGCTGATTGTTGTTGTTGGTTTGATTGATCGTAGTATTATTGTTATTGACTGGTTTACAGAGCTCTAATGTCTTGGATACCAATTCCGTGTTTTGTTTTTGTAGCTCTAATGATTGTTTTTGTAGTTCTGCATTATGACTTGTAATTTTTTCCATTGCTTTGGTTTGCTCGCAAATCAGATTCATTAAACCTTCGTTAATCTTTTCTGTGCTTGTTGGTTGTGTAGTACATTTATTTTCATGGTACCACAGGCTATTACGAGCTTTATATGTCTTATCGCATCTTTTACACACGTATAATTTATCCGCGTTATTTTGGTTCACATTCGTTCTATTTTGGTGTTTACGAGTCAGTAAATGTCTATCCCAATCAGATTGTTTACAGCATTTAAAGTCACAATATTCGCAATTAAATTTATCCGCGTTTTCGGCGTAAGAATTCATTCTAAATGTTCTATATTAATAGAATAGAAATTACGCCAGCAAAAAATACGCAAAAAATATTATGCTAACAAAGTTTTTAAAAGACAACTGGCTTTTAAAGCATCATGCTGCGAAGTGTGATTTTTCACAATTTTGAAGTCTGGTAAATGATTTTTGGACATTTTAAGAATGTCCAAAAAATATTTCAACCTATTAATAATGCAGGCCTCCCAAACAATTCTAACACTTATTGATTTTTCTACTTAAAGAAGGGAAACCTAGGTTTCCCTTTAACCCTTCCTTTTCTTGCATGCAGCATATAAAATTCTAATCTATGTAATATCCTTCAACGTCTTTAGTTGCGTAGCAATCTGGCGAAAAGTGACCCGGACGACCACAACGGTAACATACACTCTCTTTTTTGTGTTTTGAATGGTGAGTTTTCATATTTTTTTCCTTACAAGATTTTTCATGAACTCCGCAACCAAATACAGTAGTGAAGGTTCTGTCGCAATAATCGCAGCCCCATTCGTCTTCGTCTGATGACTCTTCGTATTCTATCTTTTTGCCTGAAGCATCTGTCTTAGCGTAGCAATCCTTTGCAAAATGACCTGATCTTCCACATTGCGTGCATAAGTCTTTTGCAGCCCATATTTCAGTTTTAATAGCATCAGTTTGGAACTCAGTGAGTTCTACTTGGACGTATGAACCGCCGCGAACATTGTCAATGCCATATTTACACATATATTCCTTTGTAATCTTATCTTCATCGAAAGATGATGTATTTTTAATAGTCTTTTCAATAGATACCGGTTTATACTTTCTCGTCCAGGCAGAACCACTTCCATTAATATGTTGTTTATATCTGTTCTCTACATTGTCGCTTTTGCCGATATAGTATCTGCCGTCTTGAAGGCGAAGAACATAAATATTTGTATTAGACATGTGTAATTATTTTGTGATATCATATGTAAAATAAACAATTACGTTCAATTTTTAGTTTGTGTCTAGTCTGACACAATTTATGGTAAAATTGAACCCTTTTTTCCTTGTGAAAGTTAAGTCACTTAAAACAACCAACAACTATCATGTCTTCTTTCGCTCAGATCAACGCTCTTATCGCCGCCGCCGAGCGCAGACAGGAGCAAGATGCTAACACTATCGGAGAGCTCCACGTTGAGCTACTTTGGGCTCGCGCCGATATTGACGGCCTCCAGAGGGAGGTCAAAATGCTGCGGGAGATTATATCCGGTCAACAACCCGCGGCAGCGCCCGTGGTCCAGCTCTGCTTGGCGGAAAAGAAGCAGGCGTATCGCCTGAAGAACAGCATCGTTTGCGCTTGTGGCGGCAAGTCTTCCCAGATTGACTCTATTAAGAAAAATCACGAGGCAGGAAGGCAGCACCAGAATTACATTCAGCAACAACAGGCCGCTAGCGCTCCCGATAGTGAGGACGCGAAGCGCGAGAAGAGGAATGAGGCGATGAGAGAGAAGAACCGCAGCATGGTGAAGGATTGCCCCTGCGGCGGAAAGACGACGTGCGATAAGGTGAGGCGCGAGAGGCACGAGGGGTCCCAGATGCACCAGGCGTGGGTGGCGAGAAACGAGCAATATAGTGACGCGAACGAGGAGTAAATAAGAAAACTAACGATTATTAAGACAACACAAAACTTTTTTAATGCAGGCGTTTGTTTACCTAAAATTGAAACTTAAATAACAATCTAGTTATATCTCAAAACAACAACATGTCTTCTATAAATGAGATTGCTGAATTTTGGAAGTCGGAGCCTTCAAATAAGAATTCGTTAACCCAGCTTCAAAGGTATGAAAAGAAGAATGCTCCCGAAGAGATCAAGAAGTTTATTTCTCTCGGTGGCGGTGTGAAAATGGGAACAACTCTTGAGCGATATGCGCGATTTAGGTTCAAGAATCTAGAGAAAAGAAAGAAAGGTGAGGGAAACACCGGACACGACCAAATTTTAAAGTTGGATACAGATAACACCATACTAATAGAACAAAAGTCATCCGGACATTGGAAAGCGAAAGCTGATGAGTATAAATGGCAGCATATAGCGGATAAACATCATTGGAATATGCTTCTTCTTTGTGGAATTGACTACACTGAGGTTAAATTTTGGGGAATGGATAGGAAGACATTTGACAGGCTGGTTTTAGAAGGTAAAATTATAAGTCAAGGGGATAAGGGAGGCAATAGTTCACAAGGGATGTGGACGTCGTATTCTAAAATTAAGGATTCACTTATTGAAATTAAATCAAATGAGCAATTGATTCAGTTTGCTTCTTCCCTTCAAACATCTGAATAATATCTTTGAATGTGATTAAATATATATAATATTTTTGTATTATATACAACATGAGTACAACTAGAAAAAACAGGAAAGGAGTATCCAAAAACTATATTGTAGCGATACCTTCCTATAATCGTCCCGATGTCATTTCACAGAAGACACTGAAGACGCTATCGGAGGGTGGCGTACCGGCAAAACAGGTGTATATTTTCGTAGCGAACAAGGTAGAGGAAAAACGTTATTTAGACGCGGTCCCTAAAGAACTATATGGGAAGATCGTTGTCGGGAAGAAGGGTATCACGCATCAAAGGCGATTCATAGTGAAATATTTCCCCGAAGGACAATCGGTAGTATCCGCAGACGACGATGTGGAAGGTCTATTCCGTAGAAAGTCAGAGAAGGCTCTAGAGAAAGTCACCGACGTACATGGGCTATTCAACGATGCGTTTAGCCGACTGAAGAAGGAAGGATTATACTTATGGGGTGTTTATCCGGTTCAGAATCCTTTTTTTATGAAAGATACCGTTACGACCGATCTGAAGTTTGTCATTGGTACTATCTATGGGTTTATAAATCGTCATACAAAGACCATACAGCCGTCGCCGACTATAGCCGAGAAGGAGGATTACGAACAGAGCATCCGATATTTCATCAAGGATGGCGGCGTATTGAGATATAACAATATTACGTTCAAAGCGAAGAAGCATGCGCCCGGTGGGCTCGGTGAAACATCGGGTAGACTGGAAGCAAACCGGTTTGCAGCGGATTACCTAGTGAAGACGTATCCAGATTACGTAAGTATATTCCACCGGGATAATGGAATGACTGAGGTTCGTATGGCAAGACATAAACGTGTTGGGGATGAAGATGAATAAAAATAATGTTATTTATAATAAAACTAAATAACATTTTTAGTTGCCGCTCCTCTTGGCAGATCCAGGTTTCGTAAGATTCCTGATAGTGCGATTGTGTTTTTCAAAGAATTTCCTTGTCTTATTCTTTGTTCGCAGCCATATCTTGTATCTCAAATAGCACACAATACTGAGGCGTTTCGCATCCTTCTCCAAAGGTTTCATCGGTAAATTACCGTGCCATTCATGAACGTCCATGAATAACATGTCTCCGGTTCTCACATCAACGCCTATTCCGTATTGTGGAAAGCATGTCTCCGCGCCTTCATATTTACCACTCTCAATCACTGCCAAATTTCCGAATCCATCAGCATCATCGCCCTTGTCTTTATGGATAGAGGTTTTGAAGTTCACGTTCGTGGTAACTGTGGTAAAGGCGGTTCCGGGAATCTTGAAGAATGTCTGTTTCGCCTTCATATTCTGTTCTTTGAAATGATCGGGAGTGCTTTTACTGTATAATGTATTGATCTCTTGGATCAATGGAATCATTTTCTTGAATTTATCTGGATTATCGCGATTAAACCGACACTCGCGAATCTCCAGAGGCGCCTTGATGCCAGCATTTTTAAACGCAACCTTGTAATTAGGCGGGAAACGGTCAAAAAATCCAATAATATTACTCATTATTTTGGGGTTCTCGTATACGTTCTTTGTTTTGCTGCCGCTCGTACTACCGCGATTGCTCGTCGGGGTCTCAGCGAATTCAATAACGTTATCATAGAATTCCTTTGTATGAGTTTTCGTAAGTGCATTTTTACGAAACCTGAGTAATAAATTCCCATCTACCGTGAAAACGTCTGCATCATGGTCGCGAATAATAAAATCAATCATGGAACTGGTTACAAAGCGATTACCTAAATTGTCAGCCTTTGCATCATCCATGTTCTTTTCTACTGTGTATACTGTTATTCCATCCACTACTTCTTTTTTAGTAACGGTCATCTTTAAATTATAGGGAGATAATAATAGGGGGAACTCAGAGAACCTACGGTTCCCCGAACCCCTCCCTTTATAGGCTTATCTGACAGTCTGGGATTTAATAAATGAGACTATATTCAGTATCATTTATTAAAACGGATTTTTAAAAAACTACAGCTAGTATAATTTCCCATCCATTCAACGGAACCAAGTTAGGGAGGGGTTCGGGGAACCTTGGTTCCCCCCCCCTAGACCCAGGGCTTAAGTTCCAGCTGTTTGTAATTGCGATCGTGATTGCGAGGCTGCTCCAGAGGAACCACTAAACTACTTTGGTCTTGGCAATACCTCTCGTAACCAACGGCTTCATTGTATACGGACGATACGCAGTAATCCAGAACGATCTTGTTTAGTCGTTCTACTTGAGAGGTGACATTATCAGGTTTATATTCAGCGTATTGTAAGTATGTGCTCCTCATTATAATTTTCAGATTATTCACATTCTGGTTCGGTATGACATAAAGTCCGTTGGATTTCTCATAAACCCCTGCACGTATACCGTTCTGGATAATCTGAATATTACCAGCCGAGAAAAATACAGTGGCAAGCATGTTATCCTCAAATACGCCAGACATTGCATCCCGATAATCGGTAGATTTATTAGCAATCATTATTTTTTCAGCCATTTTCATTTGGATTCCCATATCCGGCGGTTGTATAATATTGATACGGCCATTGTATTTGGCTAAATCCAAGATCGGTGTTGGTATTGATGTTGTAGAATACTGCGACATAACTATAGTATTGATTCAGATAATATTATGTGACGATAAAATATTTAGATATTATATAATGGAATTTTTTCATCTAGCTGTTCTTACGATTGCAACTATTATATACATAATATCCCTGACAACTATCGGTGTTATTATGAAAAAGGGTTCTCGTAGTGGCACATTTCCACCAGTTGCGTCAGATTGCCCTGATGAATGGACGACGACTTCCTCACCTAGCGGTAGTAATATTATATTCACATGCAGCGCGCCTACAAATTACAGGGGTGCCACGCCATCTAGTAGCGACAATTTAGCTGTTACTGGGAGTGGTTCTACTTTAAAATTTGTTTATACTGATAATACAACATCTATATGTGATAAAAAAAAATGGACTACGAGAAATAACATTGTATGGGATGGTGTATCCAATTACAATAGCTGTTAAAAATACATATACTTAAATTGATATATGTATTTTCTTACATAGAAAATTTTACGACACTTGGAGACTCGCCATATAAATATTCGCAGCGACTCATTGCTACTTCTGACTGGAATAGAGTAGAAATATCAGGACTATTTGCGTTTGGTTCAATATTGACTTCCATAATATCGTATTTTAACCGACGTAGGTTCTCTATCTCTGGCATCAAATCGTTTTTGTGCGTTACTACCGCGACATTCAGTATGTTATGATCGCCTGTATTAGCGTATTCTGTCAAGAGAACCTTAATGTTTTTATGTAGTTCATATATCATTTCCATTTTAGATTTATACAATTCCTGGTTATGTGCGTTGTTATACAAGTCATTGTAACGGTCTAATTCATCCTTATATATTTTGCTATCTTTATTAAAATCCTCCATCTTCTTCTTAAATAATTTGCTGGAAGTGGATTCGGAAACATAGTTAAATAGTGTATCCATCTTCAGTTTGATGATGCGATCTTTTGTGTCGTCTAGTGCGTCTTTAAATGTTCCAAGTATCGCCTCTGATAATTCAAAATTTCCACGATTCAATTTAATATCTAATTTGCACGGATGATCTTTATCACCACATATAGCCCGATATCCATTTATGTCCGTAGAGAATATGGACCCAACGGGTCGCTTGCAGTTTATGCACTTCGGTCGCACCGCCGCCGCTCGTGCAATTTTATCTTTTCTGTTTACCCCGCGTTTGTATGCCGAACGTCGTTTTTCCTTAACGTCGGTCTCATATTTGGTCTTCAACTTAAAGTATTTCACAAGCGCTTCTTCATAGTTGAGCTTTTTCTCAATGCGATCTTTCGGTGCATCATCTCGTGTAGATTCGGCCAAAGGAATTGGGTTATTATCAGAAACAAATTCGTGTATGGTCTCTGGTAAGTTCTCTACGATGATGAGTGGATTATTGGATACATGCAATGTTCGCAAATTCGGCATATCCTTCAAATCAATGTGCTTAAGTTTATTCTGGTCGCAGTAGAGGGCAATGAGACTTTTCGGTAATGCTATCATTTCATTTATCTTGTTCTCTTCACAGTGTAATTCCTGGATGTTAGGAATATGTTTAAAATCAATTGTTGTTAAATAGTTGCGGGCACAATCCAGATGAAATAGACTGTTAGGTAGGTCATTCAACTCTACCAATAAATTGCCCGCGCAAACCAGTTTAACGATATGCTGTGGAATATTTCGTATGTTGGTTATTTTGCCCTCGCCAAACATAATGGACCGTAATTTACTGAACTTGCATACGGATAAATCCAGGTCGCCTTCTAACGGGGTTTTTATATTGAGTTCAACCAGATCTGGTTTAAGGTCTTTTATAAGATCCAAAAAAACCGTCTGGGCTGTATTACTATCTCTAATAATAGATTCCCTCTGTTCGTAAATAAGACTCATATAGATTACAATAACATTATTTTTATTTAAACCCTTGAATAATTAAAATGGGACGAAGTCCCATTTTTTTCTTAAGGATTATGACCGATAAGTTTCCAAACGGACGCCTACGGCGTCCCATTTGAAATCTTCATCGGTTTAATTATATGGTAAATTAGTTACAGGCGACGTTTTCTGCACGGTTTGGTATTGCCGTATCTTGGATAATACATATTCTTGATCTTTGCGTTCCTTTTCGCTCTGCTCGTAAGGAGTCAGCTTCTGTTTTCTACAATAGTATAATATGCTGCCAACTACAAGAATAATCACTATAAATAAGACAGCGTTAAATACCCATGTATAGAATAACTCCTTTCTATCGTGGCACTGTTGTAATGTGGAATATAAGTAATTTTTTACGCCGGGTTCAATTAATCTCGGATATTCCATATACTGAATCGCGCGAAAAAATTAGTAAATTCCAAACAAATTTATTCTAATATCTTATATAATGGCATCAACTAAAATTGTTATGACGCCATATCAAACAATCGCGGTGATAGTATCTAGTGTATCTATGTTATTTCTGTTCTTTATTGGGATACTATATCGTATATATGAGGAGTTCATATATAAGTATGCATTTTCTATACGTAGTACAATTGATGTAGAACAATTGGCAGGCGAAATGCGCGTCGGTAGATTCGGAATCTTCATAGGAATCTGGATCTTATTATTGATATTCAATATGGCTATATGTGCTATAGTTACAGGAAAATGCGATTATATAAGTCAGATGAAACTCACAAGTATACTCTATGTGAGTTTCGTTGCGCTTACATTTGTACTGATTGGATTGATTCCAAGTTTAGTAGAAATCTTTGAAAATACATTTGGACTGTTTGTAGTAAGTACGCGACCAATGGCTTGGTTATTTCAATACAGTGAAATTATGAAAGTGTTTAAAAGTAAATTATTTAAAAATAATAAGGATATTGTAATTCCATTTGATTCTGTATTACCATTATTTAATATACGTACGTTTGAAGAGACATTCGCTGCTATAGATAAGGAATCTATGAGTATGAATGTGAGTGACGAAAATGATGATGCGTCAAGTACAGAGCGTTTTGATTTCTGGTTTGATTATAATGAAATGTGTTTAGATGACAATCAGGACGCAGACAACGCAAAGCAAAATTTCAAGAATGCATTATTCAAATTATGTTTTGCTAAATATAACGCCGGACATTTTGCCTGGGTCTATATAGCAACAATTGTTACTATATTATCAGTTGCCGCAGTTAAGTAAATACTAAATAATAGAGTACGGCAAGATATGAAAATATTGCTATGACAATTGACGCTATCCATATCGGTATTACAGTTTTGTGTCTATATCCGATGCCAAACGGTCTAAACCCACCATCTTCGTTATACATCATCGCTGGTTTGTAAATGTGTATCATTGTAAAAATTGATAAAAATATCAATATTGCAAAATTAATTTTATGAATCCTCACGAACTTCTTTGTTAAAAACATAATTATACTATATAATAATCATAGTATAATTATTCGTCATCATCTTCCCCATAATAATCGCCATCTTGGTAATCCTCACCCAACTGTGAGATATCCATTGCTTCATTATCCTCGGCTTCATTGGCTTCTGCGTTCGCCATCTGTTCCATTTGTTCTACATCCACGTTCATTAATTCCCCTTCGGCACCAGTAGTTTCACGATCATATGTCTTCTTATCGTATTTTACCAGTCCCTTTTGTAATCCGACATTCCAGCGCCCCATCTTATAGCGTTTGAATTGGTCTTCTATCTGGCGTTCCTCTTTATCCATGTTACCTAAATACTCAATTATCTTTTGTTTTTCTATGTTCTTCTCTTTGCGTATCTTCTTTGCAATCTCCTCATATGACAGTATGTATTTCTTATTGCCTTGTTCTATATCTAAAAATGTTAATAGCAGTTTTGCAACTCGTATCTTCAGTTCTTCCGTGTTGCCGATTCTTATGTCTATTTCCTGTAATTCGCTGTCCTCCGCACTGACGCCAACTGTTTGCGCGGCCTGATCTAATGCATCCACTATATCTTTGCGGCGCGCGCTCTTTTTCTCTTCTACGTCTGTGCGAAGGAACTCAGGATTGCTGGCTGATACCATATATTCGTATAGTGATGAGTACCATAGATAAATAAACACCATGTTAATAGTCTCATTATCAAATAATGAATAATATGTGTTGCCGCCTTTTGCAAGTGGAGAGAATACGGGCATTTCCCTGATTAATACGAATATATCAGACGCATTGATTTGTATGTTCTGTAGAATTCTAGATATGACTGTGTCTCCATGGAATTCATTGATACTACTCCAGTATGATTCTATCTTGTTCTCCAAATCAGAAACATGGTTTGATGACAATTCCCAGTGTGTCGGAATATTATTAGAAACATTTCCATTGAGTATTATTTCAGGAAAAACGGTACACATCATGTATATTGAATTCTTAACGAATGTAGTTACTGTATACAATGCATCCGCGTCTCTCAGATTGGTTGTAGTTACACTCAACAAGAAGTTTTGTAGCCGATCGTAGTCCGCGTCCCCAAGATTCCCATACTGGTCGAAGAACTTCACTATCTCGTAATACATTCTCTCATTCGCAGATGCAAGGTAATTCTTGAAATTCTTGAGCTCCTTGCGTTCCTCAACCACCATCACTTTGGGATTATAGGAACTTAACACGGCGCGTAAATTATCACGGAATACCACGTCTATAACTATTGATTCACGAGAATCAAATGCATCTAATAAATCATACATCACATTAATCTGAGAGAACATCTCGTCTTTCGGTAGCTGTATGCGGTGCTTATTACGAACCAGCGTCATGAGATCCTGTAAATCAGTTGCCGTATATCGCTTACCATTTTTCTTGAGGAACTCAATTTGGTCCATCAAAGGCGCTTTCACTGGAAAACCGATTGGCTTAGTGGCACATACACTTAAATACTCGTCCGGAATCGGAACATCATTTGTAAAATTACAATAATCTATAAATGCGAGATACACATGTTCGTCGGTAATTGTCTCTGTAACAACCGTGCGGACGACTCCCGTAAATTCATTGTGATAAATGGTTGTAGGCCGCGCCAATTCTTTTGCCACGGATGTAAGTTCTCCCAAATGTGTTGCAGTGTCAATGTATTTCTGTATGATTGCATCGTCCTTAATAAAATAATCCATGGGTCTGCTTATTTGTGATTCATTACAGCACGCGTTCTCTAAGAATGGATCTTTACTAGCGGTCTTTAGAATCGGATCTTTCGTTTGTACGATTTGGTTAATTGCCTCTATAATTCCAAATCCCATTTGCGAGCACTTACCTTTAATGACATTCAACGATGCGTGTTGCTCCTTGTGGCCTTTCGCCATAACTTCATAGAAATCGCGTTCAAAATCCTTTGATATAGAAGTTATCGGTCCCATCTTGTATTTAACAATCGGCGGTAAGAATGCTCGCCATTTATCCACACTATGTTCTTCGGGAATCACTTCATTTGGGTGATCTAAGATATACTTTTGTTTCGCCACATATAAGTCGGTAATGTCAATTCGCGATGATATAATGAATTTCTCCATGGTTTCTTTGATACGTGAGGCATACGCATTCGCATCTAGCTTCTCTATAGAATTCCATGGAACTGTAGGACTCTCCATTTTCTTCATTACGCAGGCGATATATTTGATTCCTGTTATATCTTCAACACCACCGTCAAGTGGATACCCGCTGAATGAACGAACGCATCCAGGGTATGTCTTCTTTACCTTGAATGAAGGGATTGCAGTCTGAATCGCGATCAATATGCAAGATGCTATGATCCAAAACATGAAACGATTTCTATAGATTTCATATGGTACGGGACGCATATTCTTCTTTTTAAACATGGCATCCGCTATTTCTTCGTATTTTTCGGCAGTTTGAATGTTTCGCTCCATAAGTTCCAATGCGGTTCTCATTACAAACTCTTGGACGGAATCAGTGGGTATACCCATATTCGTGCAGATGGAATCAACAATATTATACACCATTTCATTGGATTCGTTCTCAAAAATGGGTTTGGGTTTCGGCGCAAACATGTCTGCTAAACGTTCTCCCAAATCCTGTTCTATCACATCATGGGTTACGATCTTGAACCCATCTATGTAGCCGTCTTCCGTTACAAAGTCTATCTTACGTAATACATATCCACTGTGCTTATCTACAATAGCATCACCGTCGTCGCTCATTGTGCCTTGGGACGCGCATATTTCATCTAGTTTTGCCAAATAGTCTGTATTCATTACAAATGCCATCGCCAGTCGGTATAGGCTTTGTGGCATCAATTTGGTATTGGTATCTCTGCAATACAGCCAGAAGCTATCCTCTTTTAGTTCCGCCATAGGTTCTCTGCAATGAAGATCAACCAGCTTGAGGATGTCGGATTGTTTCTTTACGAAGTCATCTTGTCCTAAGATGAGATCTCTTAATAATGCATGCGGTGAAATAACTATGTCATTCGTGATGGACGTCTTACCAAGTTCATATGCATATATAGAGAACCTATTTGTAGCAACTTCACGAAGTGTATTCTGACGAACAATCTGTTTGTAGTCGCGATCTAGTTCCGTTTTACCCTTTTGTATTAATTGGTCTAGTGACATATTCACGCGGTTCTCAAACTCCTTAACCATACGCGCTTTCGTTAACTCATCCATTCGTTTCTTTGTATTTTGAGTTGGTTCGCATACATTATTACTCTGATTCTTAAAGCATTCGGCTTGTATATTACAAAACAGTGTATTTGTATCCACGAACGCCTCCTCGTCTATTGTCTGATCGTGCACCCAATGATTCTTCACGCGATGATAATAACCTACCTTCTGTCTGGCCTTAGCTTCAATTTCCATGTCTTGTTTCTCTTTTTCCGTCAGTTTTGTTTCATCCACTCCCGGCGGGAGTGTGGGCTGTATGGTTAATACAGCAAACTCCCCATCTTGTACGCGCTTTTTACCTTCAATCAGCACCTGCGCTAGCTCGGTGGCATAATCGGGTTGCACGCTATGCTTTTGTATCAGCGTTTCAGTAACAAATTCTAGGAAAACTTCAGGCGACATGTGTTTACGTTCTTTTCCGTGCGCATCCAGTATCTTGTATGGGGTGTCATCCAAATCCTGATCGTAAAACACATCCTCATTATTGTTATCGGATTGGAGCGCTTTCATTGTACTGTATCTCTTCGCCAAATAACGTCTAGTACAATCTTTGGATTTCACATACTCCCCATCGTCTATTTTACTAGGCTCAAATTCATTGAGAATGTTCTCTGGATTCACTAATTCTTTAATTGAGAGAACAGAGATTACATCTGCAAATAGAGTGCACCCATCGCGCCCCATGAGTTTAAATAACAACTCGCTAGTAGGAACACGTCCGTCTTTGCTAGAATACGCAGCCTCAAATAAATCGCCCATTTTATCGTCATTTAAGAATATGTTCTCTATGAAATTCAGTTGGCGATCACTGTCTTTGATGCTCGAGATATTTCTGAATTGCTCGGCGCGTTCTTCGTTACGTTTTATGTATTCCGTCATCTTTTGCTTGATGTAATAACGTATTTCCTTGAATTGATTGAATGCAATATCCTCGCTATATACTAAAAATGGTTCCAGTTCCTTAACGATCTCTACAAATGACATTTTGTTTTTAATGTACTTGCGAAGTAACCGGAAGATCACGCGCGTTTTTGGAATTACGGTTCTCAGAAACTTTGCGAATTTGTCAGGTTCGTTCTCAAATTTCTCATCCAGAACATACTCCTTGATTGTTCTCATAAACTGTATAGCGTCGTCATTCTTAGTCTCGTATTGTCGGTTCTCCTCATCGTCGTCGTTCTCTTTGTCGCTTTCATCGTCGTATTTGATTTCATTATCCAGATCATCCACAACATGCGTCGCAACTGTCGTCTTCTGTCTCAACAAACGGAATAAGGATAAATAATTTTGGTGTAGGTTTGCGCGTGTCATAATATTTGTACCTGGCAAATCAATCTGGGAGAACTTCATAACAGGTTCAGGCATAATTAACAAGGATTTTACAGTCATTGTATCATTCGGTGTCATGTTATTGCGAATATAGATGACCTTACCAGATTTCATGAGAACCGTGTCCTTTTTAGAAAGGCCCAAATTATAACGTTGTATTACAAATCTACGTTGTTCTATGTATGAGAACGTCTTCTTTGCCTCATTTTCTGATTTAGATACAGTGCGAGAAACACTACTTGTAAACTTACCGAGGTTGTCTACAATCGCATCAATCTCTACAAGAACCTCTTGCTGTGTTAGCGCGCTTTCTATGTTCGCTGATCTAAACGGCGTATTGTACTTATCCATGTTTGCATAAAGTTCCGAGTATTTTTCTCCATGTTGAGAACCTTTTGTGTATTGTTTCATTAATTCTGCTTGAGCGGCAAGTTCTCCGCTAATACTAGCCTCTATAACGTCGGCCTGCATTTCATATTCATCCATATCCGTGTATATCTTACGTTTCTGGGATACGACTGGCACGATCCATTGCAGTTTAGTGTTAAGTTTATGGATTTTTTCAATCATTGGCTTATGGAGAATACCATTTTGTGTGAACCCAACAACATTCAAATTCGTATCAAACTTGGAGAACTTGGATCGCAGCTGTTTGAACCTCTCTATGAGAACATGAATATCATTCATCACACGTTTTGTGCGTTTGTCATTGGGTATGGTGGAAAGCAGCTCATCCATCAAATCATTCGCCTGAACTTCAATGCTATATTTCTTCTGACTTTCTGGCAGTTCAACCATTTGAACTATATCTTCCAATTCCTCTCCGAATACAATTTCATTTGCATCCAAATACATTGTATGGAGAACATCACGGATGTCATCATCGGGAACGGCATCTTCGGCTACATTGATAACCATATCGCCTGATTCGGTCACTTCTACGGAGGATATCTTGTCTAGTGGAACATCTTGTTCCACAACAGGTTCTTCAACTACAGGCGTTAGCGATTCCATAGGCGCCAAAATCGGCTTAGACCGAATAACAAACTTATTGAATGGAATTTGCTCGGGTATGCCCTTGTATTCAAAGTTGATGTATATAGTTGTGCGTTCGGGGAATGTGACAATCTCAATCATATCATCCTCTAAATTTGTAATCTCGCCAGTAATTACAGCGGGTGTATCTCCTCCTATATACACATCTAACCATACATGCGGTAACAGACCATTCTGTCTGGCATACCCTTCTTCTTCACTACGATCCATCAATAATACGGACGTAATAGATTCGTCAGATAGACCGCCATCTGCGTTTATAGTGAGTAAGGTTTTCTTTAAACTCGCTACATTTATAAGGGCGATCTTACTATCATCAATATAATCTATAATGAATGTATTTTGATGCAATTCAGGGTTAGTGGGTGATTCTATCTGTACGATATCACCCAATTTCAATCTGATATCGCCCATTTCTGTATTATCCATTATATATTTACTTTCTATATTATTATGTCGTTCAAAATTGATTTCTAAAATTATAAAACCATTTAAACAATATTTGCCTGTGAATATATCTGAAATGGAGTACACAATTGAACCTAATACTGAGAGCGTAAAGAGTAAGATCTATCATACGCCTCGCGCGAGTTATAAGATTTTGAATAAGGATACTCAAGCGACCGACGATTCGTTGAATCCTTATCGTTCGGTAATCCTAGACCCAATGACCGACAAGATTATGTGTTTCTCCCCACCTAAATCGGTTTCGTTGGAGACATTTGTGTCTAAATGCCCGGGTTTCGCGGGCGTAACTGCTACTAAAATCATTGAAGGTACGATGATGAATTTATTCTACGATCCGCGCATTGAGTCTTGGGAGGTTGCGTCAAAGAGTGCTGTTGGTGGTAACTACTGGTATTTCCGTACCCAATATGCTACGAATGTTGGCGCCGTTCAACTGACCTTCCGTGATATGTTTATTGACGCATTATGTGCCCCTCACGGAACTCAGTTGAATGATATTCCGCTCATCCAGGCGCTTGATAAGTCTCGCGTGTATAGTTTCGTAGTGCAGCATCCGAACAACCACATTGTATTGCCTGTCGCGTTTCCCACCATCTACTTGGTTGCGGTGTATCACGTGGATAATGACAACAAGATTCGTATTGTTGAGCCTGATGCCGTATTTGCAAACAGCACTGTGCTGTACCCGGAGTCATGCTTTGTGGATTCTTATGAGCACATTCATTTGACGGACTATACGAATGTCGGGATTATGTTGTACCATGCGGATAGTGGGCTGCGTACTAGTGTGGAGAATCCGCAATACAAGAGTATGAAGGAGTTCAGGGGAAATAACCCGAACATGCAGTATCAATACCTCTGCTTGTCGCGTGCCGGGAAGGTGAAGGAATACTTGGATGCATTTCCGATGTATAAGCAGATGTTCTTTGGGTTCCATAAGCAGTCTGCTGAGTTTATTCGGACGCTTCATAATGCGTATGTTACTTACTTTATCAAGAAGCGTGGCAAGCACGTACAGATTGAGAAGTCCATCTTCCGCCACATCTGCACTTTGCATAATGAGGTTTATTTGCCGTCACTTAGCGCTGGAGACCCAGTGATCGTAACATGTAAGATTGTGGCTGATTATTTCAATAATATGGAGCCCAAGTCTCAGTTGTACCATTTGAATTACCAGAACCGCGCGGCTGCTGTTGCCGTTTCTGGGTCGGATGAACTTACGGCCATTTAATAAACATATTGTAAAAACTATTTAAAGAACTGGCACCATAGTATAGTGTGAAAGGTGATTAGATTATAAAATATAATGAATAAAAAGTTATTTAAAGATGAGGTGATATAGCATAGTGTGAGAGGCGGGGCGATATAACCGGTGTAACTCAGCTGGTAGAGTGTGTGACTTTTAATCACAAGGTCAGGGGTTCGATCCCCCTCACCGGTATCTCCACCTTTTAGAAAGGTGGAACCAAACCTCAATTTTTTGGAGGTTTAAAATCCTCTGCTCGGACGATAGAAGGGAGGGGTACGGGGAACCGTGGTTCCCTGTTGTAGTTGAGTGCCCGAGTGGTTAAAGGGGGCAGACTTAAGATCTGCTGCGTTAGCTTCGTGGGTTCGAACCCCACCTCAACTATCATGCCTTGGAAAAGGCATTCCAAATAATATTTCCTAGTGGTTAGGCACTAGTGCCTTTATGGTAAGGCTCCATTATTTTAGTGGTTAGAATCCGCGTCTTATACATATCAAGTGAGCGTGGGACACCAGTTCGATTCTGGTATGGAGCATTTGGAGGGTGATACAGCTCTTGGAGCATTTTTCTATATGATATATGCATTTTAATATGTTAAACAACTTAAATAAATTGCAATATGAATATAGATATAGGTTACGTAATAAAATGTCAAAAATTAAAATAGCTGATATTCCATTAGAAGATCTCAAGCGAGATGTAATAGACAGTCTTAGTTGGAATAACCTTGTTAAAAAATATAAAAACTATTACGGATGTCTTAAAGCTATAAAACACCGAGTCTTAACAGAAAAAATAGATACCTCTCATTTTACAGGTAAAAAAATGAATAAGGGTACAAAGCTTATTTCACAGAAGAAACCAATCGCGTGTATATCTTGTAAGAATGAGTTTATACCAAAAAGGCCTGCTACAAAAGCGTGTTCGCTAGAATGCGCTCATAATCTAGCGCGAACCGATGAATATAAAAAAGAGTCCGTAATAAACGGACAAAAGGGCGGAAAGATTGGCGCTTCGCGTCAGTGCAAGCGAAGCAAAAACGAGGTTTATTTTTCTGAGTTATGTGCGAACGAATTTGACGTTACAACAAACGAACCATTTTTTGATGGTTGGGATGCTGACGTTATTATTCACTCAGAGAAAACAGCCATATTGTGGAATGGTGTCTGGCACTATAAACAAATTTCAAAAACACAATCATTGAAGCAAGTCCAGTCAAGAGACAAAATAAAAATAGCTATAATTGAAAAATACGGATATATTCCTTACGTAATTAAAGATATAGGAAAATTTAATAAATCCTTTGTAGAACAAGAGTATGAGATATTCAAGCTTATGCGAATTGATATCTAGGCGATGGGTTAGATCGCAAAAACATTTGATATATTTTAATATGGTAAAACGAGGGACGTTCCTATGCCATAAATTTCGGTTCAACACAGAACATCAAAACGGAGGGCGATACAGCTTGTGGAGCAAAATAAGTCCGATGTGGTCTAGGTGGTTATGACAGGGATCTTTCAAGTCTCTGACTCGGGTTCGAGTCCCGACATTGGAAACAGGGAACCGCAGGTTCCTAGAAAACGAAGTTTTCAACTGCGCCAGGCGCAACCGCACCCCTCCCTTCTGTGTAGGTGAGAATAGTGTGAGTACAGCTCGAGGAGCAAAATGGGGTCTCAAGGTTTGCGTAGCTCAGCGGTTAGAGCATTCTGCTGTTAACAGAAAAGTCGCAGGTTCAATCCCTGTCGCGAACGTTTTGGAGCAGCTCTTGGAGCTCAGGGAACCAACGGTTTCCCGAACCCTTCCCTCGCGTAAGGAGGGGTTTAAGGGGAACCTTGGTTCCCCTTCAGTTGGGATAGCTCAGACGGTAGAGCGTGACCTTTACACGGTCAAGGCCGCGGGATCGATGCCCGCTCTCAATACTCAGGGAACCTACGGTTCCCCGAACCCCTCCCTCACTCTGAGGAGACGGGACGTTCAAAAGGTGTATCATGCACCTGGCACTCACAAAATTGTTCGGCTGCTTACAGCGATAACCCCAAAAAAAGCACTTATAGCCTATTTGTCTTCGGACAAGCAGCCCGAAAGAACAATCCTTGGTCGTGTAGTGAAATAGTATCACGTCTAGCATTTCAGCTAGAAATAACTGGGGCAGAACCAGTTGCTACCACACGTGACTTTGGCTTCACGTTATATCTGGGTTTAGTTCAGTGGTAAGAACGTTTGACTGTAGTGGAAAACAAACATCAAACAGCCGCTGGTTCGATCCCGGCAAGCCAGAACCGAATTTCGTTGGAGAAATTCGCCGCCCCCATTTCCTCTACACAAGAGGGATTGGGGGCTTTTTTTTGGTCTAATAGTGTAGTTGGTTATCACATAGGGTTTTGACTCCTATAACCCGAGTTCGAATCTCGGTTGGACCTATCAGGGTCAGGGAACCTACGGTTCCCCGAACCCCTCCCTTTAAGGGAGGTTTTTTATTAAGCATTAAGACGAACCCCATTATTAAAGGGAGGGGTTCGGGGAACCGTAGGTTCCCTGAGTCCGTGTGGCGAAATGGATATCGCGTCCGACTTCTAATCGGGAGATTGCGGGTTCGATCCCCGCCTCGGATATAAAAGGGAAGGGTTCGGTTGCGCCGGAGGCGTAGTTGAAAGCTGTGCTTTCTAGGGAACCTACGGTTCCCTGATAAAATTGAAACTATTTTTTATATTATAAATAACTTCAATCAATAAAACATGAGCGAAAAGACTATCAAGTTTGGGGATGACGTGAAGCCGCCGTATAACGGCAAGATCAAAGCGCCAACTCGTATTGCAGATACGAGAGACACTTGGTATATGTGTATAAATGGTGGAGAAAAGAATGGACCATATACTACAGAAGATATGCGAGGATTCTTTGAAGCAGACCTCTTTGAAGATGATACTCTTTGCACCAACGAGGGCATTGATGGTAACTACTACGAAATGGGACTTATATTCTACCCCAACATACTAGATGCATTCCAACCAAACGACTACAACCCGCTCATTAATTTGGACCACCGAACTGCGGCAGCAAGAGCTGAGATATCGCGACTAGCAGAAAAGCGAGAATGGAATCTGGCTGCGGGTGGAGTTGCAGTCAATCAACTACCGAGTACCGACACTGACCCAGTAGAAGGCGATGAGGAACTGAAATGGTTTCTTCATCATGGTAATCCGAAGTGGGTGAATAAGGATGGAAAATCCGTCTCGTTCGGCGAGTCAGTACGTCGCGACAGTATAATTATAGGAGATGATATTACAATGTTTGAATTTAGAAAGTTAGATCCAATCCGATTTTCGCACAAGGGCGACGGGATTTTACGCATCAAGATGAACGAGAAAGAGTGCGCGATTAACGGAATGCAGACGACTGTATGCGTGAAGGAAATGATGATCTTCAAAATAAATGGTACTTTATACAAGCTATATCCGGTTATCAATGGGTCTAAGAGGTACTTAATTATGTGTAACGGATCAGAGGTGGTGGAAGTCATATTCTTCGCCGGGTCTGAGCCACCAATTCTGGCGCATACGGGCGTAGTAAGCGACTCTACAGACTCAAGGCAGATACCCAGTTATGCCGATCTCTCGCAGATGAAATATCGTTCGGTGTCGGAACTGCTTGGTTTTAATGATGAGACACTGAAGAAGGTCTGTATATTTTCTGAAAATACCCACGTTCGGCGTTCTCTATTAAGTGTTGTATATGACCGCGACTCTATAATTACGATCCTAACGCATGGTAAGTACTGGAAATTCACGTACTGGGAAAATAATAGACAAATACACATAGTATTCACACCGGAAGGGCATATTAAACACGAATCCGGCGAAATTGCCGGAAGTTGGAGTATTAAGAAAGAAGGTAGCTTTGCATTGTATCAGGATAATCGTGATTGGTCTACAATTTATAGACAACGTATTAAGTACCGCGTGCGTTTGGAAATGATTGGAGGCGTGAAGCAAAACATGTATGTACTGCAGGATACGATAACAAGTCTCTTCTACCTACAGGAAGAGCTTGCGTATTTCCAGATAGTGAATGGAATGGCGACAATGGCGGATATTAGTGGGCGCAAGGCGTGTGACGCGATTCGGGTAGTATAATTGATTTATTTGATTTATATATTGTATATAACAAATCAAATTTTTTATTAGCGAATGCGTCTAGATTTATTCTTTTTATTTCCTCTTCTTTTTGTTTTGTTCCCGCCTCTAGTTGACCTCGCCGTCGTGGATGACCTCGCACTATTAGTGTTATAGAATTGAGGATTCGTCTCCATATCTCTCTTATACTGGTCCATAAACTCCTTCTGATGCGTATATTTGTACCTTTCGGCTTTAAAATCTCTTAGAGTCTCTCCGAATTGCGAGGTAGAATCTGAGTTTACTGGATCCAGTATAACTGGCATCCGTGCCTTCCTTACTAAATACGAGAATACACGATCTGAATCAACTGCCTTGCTACCCACTGACAGTAACAAAACCGCATAATATTTTTCTGCATTATCTTTTGACCAACCTTTATCTCTTAAATAGGTTACGACTATTGAACCTTTATACGCTTCTATAAGTCCTGCTATTTGTGTTTTATGTCTCTCATAAGAGTGATCGACGTAAGAGGATGACGACATTATTATAATATAACGCGATATTTTTTCTAAACTAGTAAAATTGATCCGAAATATGCTGCACCAAAAGAATAATACGCAAACAATGAAAGTTCTTCTAATACTACTCGGTTGCCAGATTGCGCGTCTGCTGAATGGGCGCATCCAGACAGCAGTTGACTTTGTCAGTACAAATCACAAAAACACTAGGGTTGATTGGTTCTTGAGCGGTGGCGTGAAGGATGGCTCAGCAAACACGATGAGCGAAGCCGAACAGATGGCGCGAACAATATTACCACATGGGAATGCGAACTGGAGTGTGATTTTAGACACTGTCGCCACTAACACCGCCCAGAATTTCGCCATTGCGAATCAAACCCTCAACTTTACTTTGTATTCGGATGTATATGTAGTTACATCTGAATTTCATTATGGTCGCGCAAAACGCATGACAGACCGGATTTTTACCAACCGCCGCATCAAATGGGTGTTGTCGCCACTAGAGGAACGCGACTCGCGATACTGGGAAACTATCCACATCCGGAATGTAGATGCTGACCTAGAACGAGTTATACATATTGGATAACTTGCATAAATTTCGGATGTATTCCAATGAATGATTGCGATTCGTCTCGCTCATCTCCTTGATCTGCTCGCGGAGCGTGTCAATCGCATTTAATATACTCTTTGAATTCTGTAGATAGGACAAATCCTCGGAATAGTCCTTGTTAATGAAAAAATCCAGGTCACCCTTCTCAATAATCTCAGCGTAAGGCAAATAAACATAACTATACCAAATCTTAATTAACAATGTGGGGTTCGCTTTCTTATACATCTCAAACGAATTTTTTGTTGCAACTAGTCCGACGTTACCTGGAATGATACTAATGATATCGTCTAGAAATTCTACCATATGCGTATTAAACGCTCTCAGTACAGTAGATTTATCAGCCATGGCGGTTTATTATGTATTTTGGGTATTTATTTAAGTGAGTTTAATAGTATTTGTTTTAGTAGGGGGAACCAAGGTTCCCTCTCCCTTACTTGGGGTAGAGGATCTTTCCCCATGTATTCTTGACGCCTTTACACAACGGTTTCCTTTCCGGTCCAACCAACGACATTATATAGTCCGCCTGCGCTTTCCATTCGCAGTTTACCATCTCGTCTACTAGACGGAACGCAAATTCCTCCGGGGATAGTTCGTTCAACGGGGTGCTGAGAACCTTCTCCGTCATACCCTGCTTCTTCATTCTCGTCATACACATTTTAGCTGTCACCTGGAGTTCGTCCGGTTTGTATTTCTTATTCAATGTATGGAGTGTCTGGATACCGTAATCTCCATCTAGACCATCAATGGAATTACCTGATATTTGGACCCAGTAATCACCTTCTTTGCGAAACTTTACTGCAATACTTGTTTCGTTTTCACGTTTAATGTCGGTTTCTACCGGTTCCAAATATAATCCGTCCCCATTTTCAAACTCCCACGGATCATATACGAATCTCTGTGAAACTGTTATTTCGTCGTTCATATTGTTTTGTTATGTTATGTGCTGCTGTCTTGTATTTTGCAACAATAAATCAATTTTACGCACCCATGTAGAGAGAACCTGACATATACTATGCAATGAACTGCGATCAGGAAATCCGAGTTGCACGCATCATTACGCTATGGATGGCCTCTATAGTTGCTGTTATGGGGTTTGTTGCATCGGACAACCCGATTTTCCAATTTGGACCAAATGAGAACCTATTAATTCTCAATATTGCAATTGATACGCCAGCGAAATACGCAGCAATCGTTACAGTGTGTTTCGTAAATAGCGGAATACGAACCATGAATCACAATATACTGCAGCCATGGATCATCAATGTGATCCAAGACAAAACCAATCCGACTCACATCACATACTCACAATCGTATGAGTTATCATTTGTATATACAATCTACAACTGGTTTGATTTTTTCCTCTACATGAATATCTTGTTATCGCAAATAGACATGTTATTGGTAGAAGTTTTCGCGGATTTGATTGTCACGTTTTTCCTTACAACGGATTATGTTCGCAGTAAACCGAAGCAGTCATATCAGTTATTAGATTAGTAGTTTGCACTCTGATACTCAAATTGTGGCGTCGCATTCTTCTGTGGTACATCCGCATTCCGCTGTTCCTGAAGCGATTCAATCGTGACACCCGTCGCAATCTTATCCGGTCGGTAAGTATCCGGTGGCGTTTGAATAAAATTTGAATCCGTATCTACTGGAACATAATTATACAGCTGTCGTCGCCCGCCAGCGCCTTTCGCACTGAGTTCTTCCGGTGTCATATTATAATATGTAAATTGTTCGGAAACGATATTGGAACCGCCGGATCCGGACGCCGTATTGATTGCATACCCTAAAGGTTCTCCGTTCCCGAAATTCGCACTGGATAACTTTTCCTTGATCTTAGGTTCAAAGTGTTTTACAATGTCACTTCCGAGAACCAGTTTATAATTCGCATTTACCAATAACAATGCTGGTACAGATTTCACATTCGGCGGCAACAGCGCCTGTTTACCATTTTCCAATGAAACCACTATCTGGTTTGTTTTCGGATCGCGCGTTCTCTTATCAATACAGATGCACGAGAGTGACTCTACGATGCCGCCCTTCACTAAAAACTCTAGGATTTTCTTACTATGTTTACAATAATTGGAATAATATAAGATATCCATCTGTCGCGCGTTTATATTTTGAAATTACATAAAAATATAAACTATTTAACGATTTATTTATAGGCTGTGAGCGCACATACTGTGTAAGAGGCGGTTCTGTAAGTAGAACACGCCGTATCCAACCAGCGCAAGAAGGGCACTGATGAAGAACGACATATCGCGGCGTTTAGAAACAGCCATGCTGATGAAAAGCGCAAGGGCGATGACCAACCAGACAAATCCAATAACCGACAAGTAATAGAAGAGAATGCAATACTCTTTGGGGAGCACGCCAAACAGCTTATCCGCTAAATCAGTCATTTTATATATTAGGATAACATAATTTTAACAGAAACAATGTAAAAAATAAATTATACCTAAATATTATACGATGGATATATGGGAATTGATAGACAAATTATTCAAGGAGAACCCGGAAGGTTTAGTCGCCCATCATTTGGAATCGTATAATGACTTCTTCAAAAATGGCATCTTCCGGATCTTCAAAGAGAAGAATCCGGTGCGAATTAATTCCAACTACGACCCTGAAATTGATGATTATCGCGATCAATGTATAATGTACTTTGGTGGCAAGAATGGAGACCGCCTCTATTTTGGAAAGCCGATTGTCTACGATGATAAAGAGAACACACATTATATGTTTCCAAATGAAGCGCGCCTTCGTAACATGACGTATGGGATGACGATTCACTACGATATTGAAATTGAGTATGTTAACATACTGAAACCAGGACAACAGCCATTTGTTATAGGTGGTGGCGTAGGAGAGAAAAACAAGGATGAGATGCTGGAACGTGATTCTGATTACCCTAGAGAACATGTATTCAAGAACTTCAAGGAAAGCGTAGTACAGCCACAAATGACTGGCGGTGGTCCAAAGAAACAGGTTAGGACAAAGCGAACGCAACAGCAATTCGTCATGACACCTGCGATGGCGTCTGAACTCCGCAAGGCGACAGAGGAATCAATGGTGGATGCCAACACACAGAGGAGAACCGTTATCTTAGATAAAGTGTATTTGGGTAAATTTCCAATAATGGTCCACTCGGATTTCTGTATATTGAAAGGTCTGACTCCCGAGATCCGATACACAATGGGCGAATGCAAGCATGATATGGGCGGATACTTCATAATTCAGGGTAAAGAGAAGACGGTCGTGTGTCAAGAGAAGTTTGCCGATAATATGTTGTATATACGTAAATATGCGGACGACGGCGAGTCCGAATTCTTGTTCTCTAGTGAAATCCGGAGTGTTTCAGAGAACGCATCCAAGCCAGTTCGCACACTGTCTGTGAAAATCGTATCTCCAACACCATCCTATACCAATAAGAACATTGTTGTGAATATTCCGAATGTTAGGAAGCCAGTGCCCCTTTTCATCGTTTTCCGCGCGCTCGGGGTTCTCTCTGATAAAGCCATTATAGAATCGTGTATGTTGGACCTCAATAAATACGAAGAGATACTGGATCTGTTTATACCCTCCGTACATGACGCCGGTGGAATACTCACACAGAAACTTGCGCTAGATTACATTGCATCAATGACAAAGGGAAAGCGCACCGAACATGCACTAGAAATTCTATCCGATTACTTTTTGCCGCATATAGGCGAAGTGAATTTCAATGAGAAGGCACTTTTCCTGGGGCACATGGTGCAACGCATGATGTTGGTTTATGTAGGGTTAGAACAGCCTACCGATCGTGACAATTTCAAATACAAACGTATTGAATTGGTAGGTTCTCTCATGTACGATTTGTTCCGCGATTACTTTACCGAGCAACAGAAGTTTATCCACGTACAGTTTGACAAACGTCTCAATCTAAACAAGAGTATTTATGGGAATGACTTACCTAGTTTGATTAATACTTTCCAAGGAGAACTTTTCAAGGAACGCATACTTGAAGATGGATTCAAGCGCGCGTTCAAAGGAAACTGGGGTGCCAAACCGAATACCAAGCGGATTGGAATCATCCAAGATCTAAACCGTCTATCCTACAATGGATATCTGAGTCACTTGCGAAAAACTAATTTGCCTATGGATTCGGGAGCCAAGCTGGTTGGACCGCGTGTTCTCCACAATTCGCAGTGGGGCTTCATAGATCCTATAGATACGCCCGATGGCGCCAACATTGGTCTACACAAGACATTTGCTATCGCAACTCATGTAACTCGTGGTGGTGCTGGCACGAGAGAACCCATGGTCCAATGGTTGCGTGAAAAAACGGGCATGAAATTACCTACAGAATGTTCTCTGAAACAACTGGGTGATCTCACAAAGGTACTTGTAAACGGATACTGGGGCGGTTCCGTAGCCGATCCGTTTGATGCTATCCAAAAGATTAAGCTGTATAGGAGAAATGCACTGTTAAATATCTATACTAGTGCTACATTTGACATCAAATCCAATACAATTTATATTTATACTGATGATGGTAGAATGTGCCGGCCAATTTTCTATAAGGATGATATAACTGGGAAAATATCATTTGAGAACAAGGATGTTGAAAGCATCCTGACAAGTGGGAAATACAGATGGAAGGACCTGATTACCGGATTTAACCCGAAACGCAAAACGGCGACAGACGAGAATCGCATTATGGAATTACCGGAATTATATGAAGGAGTAGAAAAAGAGACAGACCCCGCGAAGATGGAGCGATTCCTGAGTAAAAAGGCGATCATTGATTATATAGATAGTAGTGAGAGTGAGAATGCATTCATAGCAATGGACTTGGATGAATACAAAAGTGACAGATACACTCACATGGAAATGCACGAATCGCTTACATATGGAACTATGTGTAATCAAATTAACTTTATAGAGAACAATCCGCCCGCACGCAACTCGTTCTCTTGCGGTCAGAGTCGTCAGGCGTGCTCTATGTATCACACTAACTTTTCCGTAAGAATGGATAAGACGGCTGTGATTCTCAATAGCGGACAAATTCCGCTTGTGAAGTCCCGATATCTGGAATATATTAATCGCGAGGAGATGCCATATGGAGAGAACGCGATCGTTGCAATCATGTGTTATGGTGGTTATAATATGGAGGATTCTATTTTGATAAACGAAGCGTCATTGAAACGCGGATTCTTCAACACTACATATTACACTACCTATGAGTCTCATGAGGAAATCAATGAATCCAGTGAAGGAAAATCGGAGACCAAATTCGTGAATGTGGAAATGGAATCCAATGTGGTCGGCACTAAGACGGGATATGACTATAGCAAATTGGATAAATATGGACTCATCCGCGAAGGAACTGAGGTCAACGACAAGACCATACTGATTGGTCTTGCAACGAATTCCGATGATCGCCTAGTAGATGGGTCCAAGACTCCGAAGAAGGGGCAGTTGGGTATTGTAGACAAAACATTCATGACGGAAGGCGAGGCGGGAGAACGTATCGCCAAAGTTCGTGTCCGGGAAGTCCGTATACCAAATCAGGGCGACAAGATGGCTTCGCGCGCCGGACAGAAGGGTACTGGAGGTCTTATTGTACCAGAAGCAGACATGCCATTTACCAAAGATGGATTACGTCCCGATTTAATCATTAATCCCCATGCGATTCCATCGCGCATGACTATCGGACAATTGATAGAGTGCGTTATGGGGAAAGCATGCGCTTTGTTGGGCGGGTTCGGTGATTGCACTCCATTCATTAACCAGGGAAGTAAGATCGGTGTCTTCGGAGAAGTTCTAACGAACATGGGATATCACTCTAGTGGTAACGAACTGCTATATGATGGTATGTCCGGAAAACAAATAGAGAGTGAGATATTCATTGGACCTACATACTATATGCGTTTGAAGCACATGGTGAAAGACAAGATCAACTACCGTGCACGCGGTCCGACAACTGCGCTTACGCGCCAACCGGTAAGTGGTCGTGCGAACGATGGAGGATTACGTATAGGTGAAATGGAACGCGATTCTCTAGTTTCCCATGGAATGGTGGATTTCGTTACAGAATCAATGATGGAACGTGGCGACAAGTATAAGGTCGCGGTCTGTAATACAACTGGACTATTTGCTATCTACAATCCGTCAAAGAATCTCTTCTTAAGTCCTATGGCGGATGGGCCGATTCGGTTCTTAGGTTCTTTGGACGGAAAGGAACTGAATATTGATAATGTTACACATTTCGGTCGCGATTTCAGTGTAATAAATGTGCCTTATTCGCTGAAATTACTAATACAGGAATTACAGGCGATCAACGTACAAATGAGGATCATCACGGAAGACAACATAGATCAGATGGAAAGCATGGCAAATTCTAGGAATATTGAGAAAACATCTGGGATTACCGACATCAACGAAGTCCGCAAACTGTTTAACAAGATGGCGAGGCGTGAGAACGTTTTACAGGAAATGAATGACGAGATTACACCGGACGCTCAATCGCCGCCGGTTGGATTTGAGCCTACCACGCCGGATTACAGAACTCCGACCTATGAGGACACTCCTAGCTGGTCGTCTAGTCCTGATTCGGTGCCTTATGCACCGTCATCACCAACTTATCAGCCGTCATCGCCAACTTATGCGCCGGATGTAGCCCCAGATTATGCAGCGACATCACCAACTTATCAGCCGACATCACCAACTTATGCACCCGATTTAGCACAGGATGTATCCCCTCCGTATGCACCCGAATTCAATGTAGGTGAAAAGGTACTATTGCGTGGAGGATCACACACTCCTACAACTAATTGGGATGTTGTTAAAATAGGTACAAATTTGATAACCCTACGTGGTCCAAATGGCGAGATTGAGATCGCCCAAAAAGGAGACCTGTATCGTCCGAGTGATATAATCCAAGCTCCAATACAAATCGCGAATGATATGCAGTATCAAAACCAACTGATACAGCAAGAAACGAACCCAATACAATACCAACAGCAACAGCCCGGAATAAACATAGCGCCTGTATTTAATTTCGGCACAATTAATCCCCCTGAGGTTATGAAATGTGAACCTGAACCAACCAAAGTAGTTAAGATAGACGGAGGTAGCAGTGGGGATGTTGTAAAACCACAAGAAGACGGAACCATTGATTTTAACAGATTAATAATCAAAAAGGTGTAAAATTGAAATAATTTATTAGTATATAGATATACTAATATACTAGCAACATGTCCTCCAATAACAGAATCCTCCGCATCTACAAATCTCGTGTCAACATTTTGAAGCAGCTGGCAAACCAGGGCTATAATGTTACTGACTATTCTGAGTTTAGTATTAATGAGATTGATACTATGTTCACCAACAAGCAATTAGATATGCTAGTTACGAACGAGAACACAGACAAGAAGACCTATGTGAAATATTATCTGGACGCGAAGCAGGTGAGACCGCAGTATCTAGACGAAATCATTGAGGACTTGTTCTTGGCGGATACAGTTCTTACTAAAGACGATACGCTTATAATCATCATTGACGGTGAGCCAAACGACACCATAATTTCCAAAGTGAATTATTTATACGACCATGATGGTATTTTCGTAGTCATCCATAACATCAGCCGTCTACAATTCAATCTCTTAGAGCACAGTCTGGTTCCTCCGATCAAGATTCTTACGGAGGGTGAGACGTCGCAGTTGCTAAGTAAGTATAATCTGAAGGACATAACACAGCTTCCAGAGATAAGTCGTTTTGATCCTCAGGCACTTGCTATCGCGCTGAGACCGGGAGAGGTTTGTTCGATTGAACGAAAGAGTGTAACTGCTATGAAATACGAATATTACCGCGTCTGTGTATAGATACGTAGTGATCTTATTAGATACATAGAGTTATCTTATTAGATACATAGAGTTATCTTATTAGATACATAGAGTTATCTTATTAGATACGTAGTGGTATTACAATAAAATATCTGGAGAATGTATAGAAAAATGACGGACGTAAATGTAGATTATGCAAAAAAGGATTTTTTATATTACAAATATGCATTTGATTCGTCTGGCAAGGAGATGTACAATTGTAGCAGTACAGGCAGCAAAATACAATCCGGAGCACTACAAGTAACATGCCGCAATATGAAAAATAATATGGCTCCAGGCCCATGTAACCAGACGTTCACCAATAATCTATGTAACAATAAAAGATACGCAGATCGTCTATTAAACCAGAAGGTATCTCATTCGGGCTCTGATGAATTATATCAGAATACAACAGCGCAATATAATATTGAACGGTTAAGTTTTGTGAATTTAGGAATAGGTATAATATTAAGCGGCATCTTTATAATGAAATATAATGTTTAAACCTATCAAGTGGCGTATGTTTGGGAACTTATCGGTTTAATTTCTCATTTGAATTTATAGATGCGCGTATTTTCCAACTATCAATTAATATTATTAATTTTTTTATTCATGACAACGATTGTACTAACAAAATCAGTAAATCACGACAATATGGATACATTATATGATTCGCAATCATTAGAACCCGGTTTTGGGCTTACAAGTAAAAGTGGTAAATATAAAATGGATTATGGGAGAGACGGAACATTTAATGTATTACGGATAGTAACTAATAAAAATGGCGATGTAGTAACCGATAGAAAGGGTGTTGTAAAAACTGAAACCGTATGGGCGTCTAGAGAGAGACGAATTCGTAACGCAGAAGGTCCATTTACTCTAGAAGATGGTGTGCTTAAAATATTTAATAACAAGGGAGATGAACGTTGGGAAAAAGGCAAAGACGATGAACGCGGAGGCAGTAAGTTAATAATGCAAGACAACGGATTGTTAGTTTTGTATGATTCGGATGGAAAAAAAATATGGTCGGTGCCGAGCAGATCCCCTGAAGGTTATGAGAATTACGAGACGGATATAGAAGATAAGCGTGATGAATTAGAGAAGCAGACAAATGAATTGATAAGACTAAAATCATTAGAGGCAAATGAAAATAAGTCCAGAATGAACTGGTCTATATTAGTGAATATATTATGGACGGTTATAGCAACATCATTAATATATTACCTAATCACAAATTAATCTATTATATAATTATATATAATGGGTGATACAGAAACCGAATATAATAATATTGTGGAACAGTCTGGATACAATGATCGCTACAGAAACATTTCGTATTTAACTCCAACCGAACTTAAGAGCAAGCCACTATCTACGACTATGGACGCGCGTTCGGAAGATGCAAACATTGTAGTAGATCAACAAAGAATATTGTATGCTATTTCAACAGTAACTGCCGCAACATTTTTAATAACAGCTGTATTTTTGGCAAATGATTAGATTTAGACAATATATATATTTTAATATATTTATAAAATATATAATGAGCGAAACGGAAGAGAATCTTGAAGCGGAAATGGATACAATACAAACCCAAATAAATAACGTAAAAACAACAATATCTAGTAAAGAACGCGTTATATCACTGAACGATAGTTATATCAAAAAAATGTCAGCATATACTCGGATTGTTCTGGCTATAGTATTCGCGTTAGCGATCGCTGTACTACTGAATATGTTGAAATCCAAATTTGACATTATTCCTAGCGCGGTAATAACTATCGCTTATATCATATTATTCTCTGCATCTATATTCTATGGGATGTTAGTTTTATCAGATATAAATTCTAGAGAAACAACCGATTTTGATAAGCTGGATTTGAGTCCTCCATCGGGGGTTTCTAAGAATATTCAGAAGATCTCAAGTAGCAGCACAACGAGCGACATAGATTTATTACCAGGATATTGTATCGGCAAGGATTGTTGTACGACCGCTATGGCTTGGGATTCCAAATCTCAGAAATGCGTAAACGGATGCCCGTCTCCTGGATATTACATTAATTCGGTTAAGGATTGTGAAAAATGTGCGGCTGGGAAATACTCCGCGATAAACAATAGCACATCAGTATGCACCGATTGTGCTGCTGGAACATATTCCAGTTCTGGATCAGGAACCTGCACTTTATGCGCTGCTGGAACATACTCCAGCGCTGGCGCAAGTTCGTGCACTGATTGCCCCTCGGGTAAAACTTCGGAGGAAGGATCATCTTCGTGCAACTAATGTCGCCTTACAATAAAATATATTAATAATATAAATGAGCTTTTCTAAAACTAAGAGTGCGAAATCTAAATCTAAATCTAAACCTAGATCTATATATTCGTCGTGGAGCTTGAAACCGTTTGCGATAAAAACAAAAGTTTCTTCTCCTCCAATATTTTCTTCTCGGAGTGCTACACCTGTTAGGCCAACTGATTCATATTGTAATGCCGGTGACACGGATTGTCAATTAATATACAATCTGTACAACAATATTAATACTAATTTAGAAGATCAGAATAAAAAATTAGACGATCAATTCAAAAAAGTTAGTGAAGTATATTCAACCGATTACCAGAAATCCAATTATCAAAATGCAAACGTTGCGTACTACAAGTTCGTGAATAATATCCTTTTTGGGGTTTATTACCTATTGGTAGCTATTATTGCCTTTATAGTAGTTAAATCTGACACATCACGAGCGATAAAGGCTTTAATTATTGGTACATTTGTAATATACCCCTTTTTAATAAACAATTTACAGATTATATTGTATGGCATGTTGAAATACATGTACGCAATTATAACGGGAACGGTGTATACGCCACCCTAAGGGGAACCAAGGTTCCCCTTTAACCCCTCCTTTTTGTCAGGGAAATATGTAATTTTATTTGTTGAGTTATCAATAAATAAAAAAGAATTGCTTGTTACATAAAGGAGGGGTTAAAGGGGAACCTTGGTTCCCCTTTACTAGAGGTCCTCCGCACTAATATCCGAATCATCACTGTTGGATGACACCACAGTCGCATCATCACGTTCATACCTAATCCTAACACCCAACCACCCGCCACTATTCACCTTATACCGACCAAACCGCTTATCAAAATACTCATGGACTTCCTTCGTGTTCGGCGACCCGCCACGACCATACGTAGACGTATACCATATATTGAACTCGTTTGTTGTCTCCGTTTTGGTGAGACGTCCAGCCGGGTCGGCAATAATCTTGTCTCGGATGAATTCCGCAATGTGATCCTGTCCCTCCTTATACTTCAAACTAGAATCATCAATAATCTTACAAGCATCTACGCGTCCCTGCGTGTCAAAGAGAATCTCCACCAACATCGCCAGAAGAACCTCACGCCATTCACCGAACTTTTCCTTGATTGTGCGATCAACCTTATACTGATACGGCTTGTCCGGATCATCGTTCACCGGATTCTCAGTAAACAGCGACTCAAAATCCACAACCGCCAAACGACGCCAAGTACCATGATCGCGCGTTTCCACTTTCATGAAATTATTAGAGCACACCACGATCTTACACTGTGGAACGAACGTGATCGGAGTACTAAACAGGTTACGACCCTTAATCGGCTCCACGCCGCTCGTCAGCTCCTTCATCGCTCCATCATTGATCTTATCCTCTTTTGATGGCTCCTGCATACACGCCAGACGAACACCCTTCAGCGCAACAATATCCGGCGATGCCTGACCCTGCTTCTGACGCGACTGGGTAATCAGCGAAATCGGCGAAATCGCATAGTAATCGCCGAGACACTGCGACATCAGATCCATCAAAACGGACTTACCATTCTCACCATTACCGATATACAGATGTAGCTTCTGATTCAAATTAACACCCACCAAGATAGACGCCAAATGCTGCCACATATATTGTCGCAGCGCCTTGTTCGGGAAGAGCTTGGCGAAGAAGTCCTCAATTTCGGCAATCGTCGTTGCGTCGCGCTTACGATCCAGTTTGTTATAATTAATATTGGTGCACTTTGATAGATAATCCTCCGCACGCCCCGGACGAAATACTTTGTTCTTGATATCAATAACTCCGTTCTTACAAGATAACAAATACGGGTTGCTATCCAGGAGGTCCATGAAATTTACCTCCGGATCAAAGAACTGTTCTCTGGCCTCTTTCAAGATATGGTCTTTATGAGTAGTCTGCGATAGCTTGGCGATGATCTCCAGGATCTTGTTACTCAGTCCCTCGTATACTTTCATTCTGTCATCTGTATGCGACGGATCGTGTAGCTTATTTGTGAACTCTTCACACTTGATCCGATACAGCTCCTTCAGCTCATCGGAAATGTGCCGGCGAAGGGATGTCCCGCACTCGTCTTCCACCCAACGATGTTTTGCGAACCGGTACCACTTGTCCGCCTTCAATCCGGCGCACGCATAATTATCCTTATACATCATGTAGAGAATCTTCGCAATATCTGTGTCTCCACACCCGATATGTTTGTCGCCCTTAGACATTCCGTTCAGCGTCAAGTGTTTGATAGATTGATCCAGATAATACCCGATGCTAGCGTCATTGATACGCCTGAATTCCGTGGGCGATGACTCCCTAGCCCAGTAGATAATAGACCGCTTCGTGAGACCCTGATTGTTATTCGTGTCAAAGCTGGACCACTTCTCATAGAGATCGGTTATGCTGTCAAACTGGAATGTCGGCGACTTGGCACTGAACGCAACCCATGCGATAAACAGTTTCTTACTGATATTGGAAAGCGCCCATCCGACCTTCATCCACTTCAGATACGAACCCTCGCCATAATACTCTACCGGAAGTACCATAGCCAGCTCATACGCTTCCCGTAGGTTATACTCATCAGGCTTCAACGAGTCTAGTAACTGCGCGACGAGCGCATCAATATCGGCCTTTGACTTGATGCTACTCACACTGAAGTTCACCTGTTGTGCGTTCGCCGGCTGCGCTCGGAACACCGGTCGCTTAGATTCGGATGTTTTGTTCTTCTCATGGATAGCAATGAACTCTGCCTTGAAGAAGAACTGCGGATGCCCGGTATAACGAACAGATAGCTTCGGGAAGTCGGCAGCCCAGTTGAATTTCTTCACCGGCACCTTGATCTCCATGAACTCGCCGTCTGTCGTATCATACTCGTACTCGTAGACGCGAGTGAGACCATACTTGTCGTGATCCGGCTTCTTGGATCCATAGAGTTGCCAGTTCGTCACACCAGCACTGATACCCTTGTCTAGCACATCCTCCCAAGTGTTCTTGAGAGGTAGGTCGCCCCACTCTTCCTCAATCTTTTCTAGTACACGCTGACGGAGTTCAACCTGTGTTGTGCGGTCCGCCTGGATTCCGATAATCATATGGATACCGTCCTTGGTGATCTGTTTTTCTTCCAGACGATTCACGCTGGGCTTCTCAAATATGTAGACCGGAAACGGGCACTTATCAGCGAACTGCAAGATACCCTTCAAAACCTCTAAATAGAGTTGAATGATACTAGCAATATGTTTGTCGCCATACTGTTTCTCTGTTACCTCATACGCATAGCGGAAATCAAAGTCCACCGCGATCGGTCCGCCCGTCTCGCGCTGTTTTTCTGTGAGAAACTCGTCGCCATTCTTTGCGACGATATCTTTGTAATAATGGTCCAAGAACACCGGATACTCATCATCAGGGATGTAGTATTTACCGCCGGTGATTCTTGTGTTGGTAGGCTGGCGAGGATCATCTTTCCCTATCCAGTGCGAACCGATAAAATCTTGATAATTTGAGGCGGGCTTCGGTTTAGCGCGCTGACTCATTTTCTTATAGTATTGTGTTATTTTTATATCAGAATCGGAATGATTCAATTTTTCTATAATACGGAGTTATGGAAAAATTCATTTGGTACTGTGTTATGCTGTGAGTTGTGGTACAATCCGGTTACGTTGGTACCTGCTACGAGACATGCACACTAAGATCCCAAACAACACTAGTACAATCAGAATTGTATACGTATATGCAGATCCATCATTTGTTGTACGCTTCATATAACAAATTATGATATTGGCTTTATATTAACGTCTACGCGTTTTAGTTTTTCCCTTTTTATTGGATTTGGATTTTCTCTTTTTATTGGTTTTGGATTTGCGCTTTTTATTGGTTTTGGATTTAGTTTTTCTGGTCTTCTTACGTTTTCCTCCGCCAGGTTGGAGCATTAGAGGTCCGCCACGAGTAAGTGCTGCGGCGCCAGCTCCTCTTCCGAGTCCATTGGCAAACTGACCTAACATATCCAAGACAACCTGTCCTGCACCTGTTGGAACTGTTGGAACTGGTCCAGCGCCTGAACCAAATGCATTTCGCATGCTTAGTACAATTTGTACTAATTCTGTTATATCGATACCTAAGCTCTCCGCGATTCTCTTCAATTCGTCTATATTACTTTGTATATTCTCTGCCAGCGCCACAAGTCTATTGAATTCTGTCATAAATCCCGTGTAGCCTTCTATTCCATTTTCAATACACCAATTATATACCGCAATTATACCATTTATAAATTGTCCTATTTTCTGACCGGCTGTCGTCATGCCGAATAAATACGATGTGATCCACCATACAAACTTTATTGTTTTATTTATTATAAACGCACATGTTGAAGATTGAAGATACGCCAAGCCCATTAATATAAGTGCTAGTTTTGGATATTTTATCGCAAAACCTAAACCTGCGCCGATTGCTCTAATTAGAAGTCCGAATAAAGTGTTTAATTTTCTTATAATAAACAAACAAGCTCCAGCTGCCCTGCTATTAAAAATTTCTGACATCAATTCATCAAATTCACGATCAATATCACCAAGTAATGTTTGATTTTCTGAGTAACTAAGTAACTCGTTTTGTTCATCAACTTGGGCTTGTAAAGCTCCTTGTAAAGCATCGTCTGCTGCGGCATTGGCTGCAGAAGCAGCACCGGAAACGGCAGATTTGAGTCTAGATATTTCTTCAGCTTTAGCAATATGTTCATCCACGCCTCGTATCGCCGCTTGCATTTCACTATCTGATATTCCAGCGCCTAGATTTGATACAGCGACTGCCATATCTTCTTGTGAAATGCCAGCGGCTGTCAGATCCGCTTGTGAAATTTCGGGTAGAGATCTTGCGAACACCGATATTGAAGTAGCAACTGAAGCACCGGAAGCTGCTGAAGCTGCAGAAGCAGCACGTTCAAGACTAGACGGTACTCCATCTACGCCGCCTGGTGATTCCGATCCTGGTAACGATTCTTGTGAATATGGCGAATTTGGCGTAAAGCCACCTAAATCATAAGATCCATGCCTTTCTAAACCAGGTTGTATGGATAACTGATACTGCTGATCTATCTCACGAAATCTCTGTATAAATCCTTCTAAAATCAAGGATGGATTGGATTGTGCCATGCGTGCAGCATTTGGTTGGGGTACATAACCCATACCGTTAAACGAACCACTAGGCGAAGGCGGTGGGACGGGCGGTAATCTAAGAGAAGATGCACTATCAAAAGACGATTGTCGTCCATCTTGATATGCGCTTCTATCAAAAAGCGAAGGTGGCAGCGGTGGCGGTAATCCAACAGAAGATACACTACCAAGATACGGTTGTCGTCCAACTTGAGATTCGCTACTACCTAAAGGCGGAGGTGGTGGCGCAGATATATCCATCTCGGCCTGGTCCTCTTCCTCATTAGCTCTTGATCTACTTATTTTAAGATCTGATTCATCCATATCACGAGATCTTTTTTTTGACATTTATATATTATATAAAAATATTAAAATCCAGATTCCATCGTCCTAAACGTCTCCACATGGTCGGGCAATTTCACACTGTCATAGTATCGCGGATGAACGTACAGTTTAATGGCCGTTTCAGGCATGCGTTGTACGACCTCCGATAAACTGTTGATCCGACCCTGAGCGCCAGCGAAATGAGATGGTCTCGGCTTCTTCCGAGTAGGATACCGAATCAACCACTCCACTTTCATCGCACGAACACTCGTCCAATCCATGCATGTCATGACCGCGATAAACTCCCATGGACCGACACCCTTCGTAGCCACCGCGCCACCCTTGATCTCCCCATTATGCTGACGCAACCGATGAACCAGATCCACAGTGTAACCGTTATAGGTTCTCCCCATACCCGACCGAATGTGCCGGCTTTGCCCTAAAATATAACAATAATAACGTTTCGCTGGCACTTGCAATGGTATTACAGCAGGTACGGGCACTATTGTATCTTCTCCTGGCAAATCCACTATCGCAGCCGATTCTTGTATTACTTTGCACGTTCGGGAGTTGTGTCCGTCTTGTCGGCATTTTTTACACGGCATTTTACTATATATGGATTTATTTTAGGAGATTGTGCCGAATCAGGGAACCTACGGTTCTAGAAAGCTTCGCTTTCAACTGCGCCAAAGGCGCAACCCGAACCCCTCCCTATGATAATAATTATATGTGTTTATGTTCCTTAAAAAGGAGGGGGTAAGGGGGAACCATCGGTTCCCCCTAAAAATTGAAACCGAAAAACATAATATCTTTATAAATTAAAGTAAGCTAAAAATGAAATTCTGCGAAAAGTGCGACAACATGTATTATATCGGGCTCAGCACCACGGATAATACGAAACTCAACTACTACTGCCGTAACTGCGGACATGTAGACGAAACCCTCACCGACGAGGGTGTCTGTGTACTGGATACCCAATTCAAGAAGACCCAACAGCAATCCGCGCATCTCGTCAACAAATACACGAAACTGGATCCGACTCTTCCGCGAATTCGTAATGTGCGATGCCCCAACGCGGTGTGTAAGACGAACGAAGCGGGCGTCAAGGAACCCGCCGAGATTATTTATATGCGGTATGACGATGCAAATTTGAAGTATATCTATATTTGCAGTACATGCGACACTTCTTGGCAATCCGCGTGAAAAATTGAAAAGACAAATAATTTAGAAATATAACAGTACAATATAAGAACACAATGGAATACAAAGAAGAAGAGGAAGACCTTTTCAGCGAGAGTGGTAGCGAAAGTGGCAGCGAAGTTGATAGGGACAATGACGTTGAAGACGAAGACGACGACGTTGATGTTGACGACGAAGATGACGTGGACCCAGACCTATCGGACGCCGAAGATGCTCCCGAGCCACAACCACGATTCATGGAATTTAGCGAAGACGAAGGAGAAGAACCAGACGATGACGACGAGGATGAACTGAACGAAAACTACTTACAGAAATTGGATAATGACGTGAAACAGAATATTATATCGGATTTTCACCCAGAGTTGAATACTCATAGCATGGAGGAGGTGGAGGCGTCGTGTACGATTATTCGTGACGACAAGGGCGTAATTGTAGATCCACTGCATCGTACTCTCCCGTTTGTAACCCGATACGAAAAGGCTCGCGCAATTGGTGAGCGTGCCAAGCAGATCAACTCCGGTGCGAAGCCGTTCATTGAAATAGATCAGTCTATGATTGACGGTTATTTGATTGCGCTGAAGGAGTTTGAAGCAAAAAAGATCCCATTCATTATCAGGCGCCCTCTACCGAATGGTACGTCGGAGTATTGGAGATTGTCAGATCTGGAGATAATTGCATAATCGTAACGGAATTTGGATCACAAGATATTTTTTTTTCGGAGTAGTGCTTCCGTAGTTTATTACGAATTATATATACAGCAGAGATTGATTGTAGCGAAATTTCTAACGAAGACCGTACGATCAATGGCATATTCTCATTTTCTATACTATAGTACATCCACATACATGATGAGGAAATACCTAACGCACACATTAGTAGGGACATGCTCTTAGTGCTTTTATTCACATATAACATTAACATAAATACGCATCTTGAGATAACTGACAATGATGTTGCCACATATGGTATAATTATATCACTCATTGATATAATTAACCTATTCTTTTTAAACCCTTAGAGAATTAAAAAATCTTCACCAGCTCTTTCTTAGTTTGTTATAAATTGCACCAAGGCTCAACAATGGCACAGTGACAGGCCAAAATAATCCACTGCATATTCCCATAAACGTGCAACCGGTAATATTAACAAATGATGTAATTGCTGCGTTTGGTCGTCTTGATGCTGCCGCATCACACTCTCCGATAACACTACTCCAAAATCCGACGCCAGATGAAAATAATACCAGTGGTACCGCTACCTTTGCGTACATCTCCCCAAGTTCTTCATATATGCGGTCTTCGGGCAGAGTCATATTTATATTTATATAAATATAAGATGTGTTTATATCATATTTATTATCCCTTTCGGAAGTTCTTACCACAATCCAAACACGTGACGAATACTGACTCCGGCTCGTCCGCGGATCGGACCTGCAACGTGTAATACGTACATCTGCGCGACCTGCACTTGGGAGCGGGACAAGTAAAGAGATCGGTTGACGCCTCCACATTGTTTGTATACTTATTCGCGTCAATGATATTCTTCTTCTCTAGTAGTTCGGCCCATCGCTCGGGTTTCATCTCTTGGTGTGTCATAAAGACATACGTATGCGGCGCTAGCTCCTTGGATGTGATCTGATTCAAAATATTATCGTTCTTCAAATTCAGATACACAGTACGTAGATGGTCTATATACATCTGCGAGAACGACGAGTTCGCCCACTTCTTAATGATTTTCTTATGTCCTGCCTCGCGAATCGTGTAGTTGTAGACCGCCTTTTCCAGATTGATACCGATGGTATCATCAAGTACAATCTCAGTCAGTTTTGCACTGACATTCTTGCGGAACTGATCGGGGTTTGAAATAATTCGTGACATAGTCGTTATTGAAATATATGAATGAATCTTTAATATATTTCAATTTTTCTAGATGTAATCCTCTTCTACCAGTTCAGACGTGCAATCCAGGTAGGCTGGTTCTGGTGCTGCCGCCTTATTACGCGTTGCCTTGGGTTTTAGCGCAATCTTCTTCTTCGTTTTTGACTTAGACTTGGATTTCTTAGTCGTCTCCTCTTCCGACGACTCTGCTTCGGATGGGACTTCCTCCTCCTCTTCTTCTGATTCAACATCATCGTCTAGTTCGTCATCATCCACTACAAAATCATCCTTCATGTAACCAGTCTTTGTCAACGGTACATCATCCATATCATCGTCGTCCTCATCAGAGTCGTCTGCGCCAATATCATCAAATCCTCCATATAGATTCTCATATATACGACCCCATTCCGCTACTGTGATATTACCACCAGAATTAACTAGTACGCACTTTCCAAAGTACAATTCTGTATCCACCGGAGGCGGGAACTCATACTTGTTCTCCTGCCCGGCTCGTCCAGTAGTCTTGGCATATAGCGCGATATCGTAAACGTTCTTAGCGATAGTTACGGTCCAACTGTGTTTCGCATCGGCAAACTTTAGTCCATACTTCTTCGTAAGCTCCTCGTCCGAAATAGTCTTCAATTTCGCATCCTTTAGGTTTCCATTTGTATCTACGAGTACAATTGACGGCATCTTCTACACAAACACCCGCCGAACGTTTATATCAGTTCCATATATATTTTACATCGGCGTAAAGTTATGGAAATACTTTTCGTACTTTTTTGTATATGTGGGGTATAATACAAACTATATTGATTTCTATCATAGTGATCGTTATGGCACAATATTCATTTCAGTATTTGAAAGACACGCTAACGCCTAGGAAAACCAAGGATTTAGCAGGGTTTCACAAGCAGAAATTTGAGGAGATACTCAATGAACTCCGGGAAGCGAAAAACAAACCATTGCCTGATATGGAATCTGAACTACTTGAGTTCGCACAGGAACAGCTGCAAACAAATACTATTAGCGAAGTTATATAAAAGGATCTTGCGTAGTAATAGTATGACGGTTTTATCCCAACATCAAAATGATCTTTTGAAACAGCGTTTCCCACAATTTGAACTTTCTTATGAAACTGTTATACATAAGAACGTTCCCAACAACTACAATTTGGCGTTAGCGATTCCGAACGGACGGAAGTCGTATGTATGGTTTTCATTTTTTAAGAATCAGGATGTAGCATATTTGATGGACTTGGATAAAGACAAGCGAATTGTTAAAACGAGCACACTCCCGGTAACATTTAACGCATCATTATCGCTTGGTACTATTCTATATGGTGTTTTGCTCGCAGATGTAAACGTTTTCATTATTGAAGATATCCATTTTTATAAGGGTATTCCTATGCAATCACTCTGTACTGGTGAGCGATTTCATTATATGAACGAATTTCTCACCTCGCAAGCAAAGATAAATTCCAATGACATTACATTCCATTTACCCGTATTATGGTATAATAGCGCGACTCAACCAGAGAAGATTGAGGAGGACAAGATCCCGTACCCGATTCATCATATTCAATATCGCTCTCTTTCATCAGTTGTGCCATTTTTGAACCATACAATCGTGCGTAAACCTGTGGTAGAGAAAGATAATGTGCGCACCTATGACCGTCCGATCTCTGATATTGTTCCAGATTTCCATAAACCGCAATACAAGCACCCTGCAGTATTCCAAGTGACTGCCGATATCCAGTTTGATATATATCACTTGCATGCGTATGGTAGGGGAAATGCACCGGCGTATTTTAACACAGCATTCATCCCGAATTACAAGACAAGCGTTTTTATGAATAAGTTATTCCGGAACATTAAGGAGAATCGGAACCTGGATTACATTGAGGAGAGCGACGACGAAGCGGACTTTGAGGATATTCGTGAGGACCGTTTCGTAGACTTGAAGAAGACGATCAATATGGAGTGTGTATTTAACCATAAGTTCAAGCGATGGGTGCCCGTCCGAGTAATCCAAGGACCTTGTCGCATAGTACACGTCAGTCAATTAGCCAAATAAAATGTAATGGGTATATATAATGCAATTGTTAGGTTCTGAGCCAGTAGTGAATATAGTCAGCAGGAGCCCGTGGCTCTTTGCGTCAACCGATCAAGCCAAGGGCGGCGGCAAAAAGAAGAAGACTAAGTCCGCGAAAAGAAAGTCAAAGGCGAACCGTCGCAAGAGTGCGAAAAATAAGACGCGTAGGCGAATGCCCCGAATCTATAACTAAATGTAAAACTATTTAGATATTTCTATATCTAAATAATAAAAATGTCTCCTTATAAAATCAGTTTATTGATCCCATGCACGTCGCGCGGTCGCGATGAGTGGAATACAATCAAAGATACTTACTTGTATAAGCTATCACTAAACACGTTTCTAAAAACTCAGGATAAAGAACACACATATGTTGTGTATATCGGTTATGACGCAGATGACCGTATATTTTCTTTAGAAACCAGTCATAATGAGATCAAGCGTTTCAGCATGGTATTTACCAATGTATCCTTCCAATTTATTCGGTATACAGATATAAAGAAGGGACATCTCACTAAGATGTGGAATGTTCTCTACAAAGCAGCCTACGAAGATAAATGTGACTATTTTTATCAGTGCGGTGATGATATCGTATTTAAGACTGATGGATGGATAAACGATTCGGTAAAGGCTTTGGTAGATCATAATAATGTGGGTATTTCCGGACCCGTAAATAACAATCACCTTATTTTGACACAAGCAATGTTCTCACGAAAACACATGGAAGTCTTTGGATGGTTATTCCCCGAGGAAATACTGAATTGGTGTTGCGATGATTGGTATAATCATGTGTATCGTCCGAACTTATTTTACCCGCTTTCTAAACATTATTGTTCCAATGATGGTGGTATACCGAGATATGATATTAATGGAAATCCAAATTTTGGAGTGAATGGTATGCAAAACACTGTTGCTCTTCGGCGATATGCAAAAGACCTCTCCGTAAGTCATATACAAATTCTTTCTCAGTATTTACGTAGAACCGTATAAAATATGTGAGATCATATTAGACCAGCAGTTTGTACTATATACATTTCTCTGATACCAATCATAGCAAGCTTCCGACATTTCCGCCCATTTCGTTTCTGATATCCCATCAAGTTTACCAGGGACGTCGGACGGTTTGGTAACACGAATATAATGGACTCCTTCAATGAGAGGTTCCATGTAGGAATCAGTTGTTACACCCGGCGCCATAATAGGCACCGTTCCAAATGCCATAAGTTCAACTTCCCTATGGCACTTGGACCCATATCCCCTCAGACACAATCCGTATTTAGAATTCCTCAATTTCATCAGGTATTCTTCGTGTGTGAACTTGTGCTCTTTACCCTCAGTACAGTGATATTCTGTGATTACATCCGTCCAACGGTTCTTTGTTACGCGATACTTTTCTTGTGTGGAGTTCTCGTAATTACCGATAAAAATGGACTCAGTTTCGCGTTCGTCAAAAAGCAAAATGCCATTTCGTTTCAGTATTTTTTCCAATAACATCGGCTTTCTAGGCCAAAAAATCCAGGGCTTTACCGCACAAATATGATCCAATTGTTTGCCTTCTACCTCTGTATCGCCATTCCCCAAAATAATCAGCGATGCACGATTCACTTCCTCGTCTACCCATTCCAATGTGGGACGATCATATGTCAATATATTCGGCTCTATCCAACAGTGGATTGTATTTTCTGAATACTGGATATCAACATCTTTATTCCGGACCTTCATGAGAACCGGTAACTCGCGATAACTGTCGTTCTTGTGTTTTCCATATCCAGTCAACGGCTGTTTCGGAACTGTAATTATCCACTTCTGATTTATTACGCGGAACATTATAGCAAGTACTTTGTAATTTTTAGCACGCATATAGTGTTGGATAATTAATTTGTTGAATGCTTCAAAACGCGCGTCGTTAAAATGCGTGTGGATGAACTTGATTGGCTTATTATTGTAGTGAACTTCTGTTCCTCCAATTTTAGATGTGAAACGATCGGCGATTTGTTGCGGAGACTCGTCGGATAGCGTCAATCGCCAACACTGGACGTTGTAATTATCGCCGAATTCAAAATACGAATAGTTTCGGACCAGGTCCTCTATAGACGCCTGATCGTAATATCGTGAGTTTTCCGTAAATTTTATCCAGTCATTCGGTATTGCTTTGTTCTTCGTCCATAACATGCCACCATTATAATACCCAGTCTTATCTACAAATTCTTGGCGTATGAACTGTGGCGACACGCCGAGATCCTTTGAACTGTCAACATCATCTATCACACCGGTTACAATAATATCACAATCCAGCAGCATGGTATCTTGCTCGTTCTCCAATGCTCGTGATATAACCTTTGCCTTCATCATCTGAAAGTTCGTCCATAGGCCTTGCATCATCATCTCGCGCCTATCCATGCCGCCGTACTCATCTACTTCAACCATAAATACGATATTCAGACGCGGGGTCGGTGTCATTTCACTTATTGCGATCTTCGTCTTGGTGTCACATATAATGTAGATCGTTTCATTTGGATGATATATGGATAGTGACAATAGTAGACCAATACATTCAAACGCACAATTTGAAGTACAAATCGTGCAAAAACTACTTGGTCTTACCATTCTATAGATTATGCTATAGAATTGTATTTATGTAAGTTTGTCTTTTATTACATTCGTTAACGTCTCATAATAACACTGTATTATTTTGGGTCCATCGCTGGTGAATAATGGACCTTCGCCGGGATAATGTAGATCGGGTCCAAAACAGTACTTGTCTTCATTTATGAGACCACGTTCTGGCAAATCAACACCCCAATACACCGGTATTGTCCCTGCTTCTAACGCCTGAAATATCTTCTCAGTACAGTATCCCTGAGCTACAGAGTTCTCCGGGCATATGTTAAATAGCGACTGTGAAATAAACCTTATCTTATCTTCAGTTGTTTTTCCGATCGGTCTAACATTGTTTCTGAATTCACCGGGATATACAATTTCTCCGTGTTCCGACACGACATCGCATATCTGTGCTCGCAGTCCACCTCTATCATGTCGTGCTACATGGGTTGCAAACATTATCTTAGGCTTACGACGATTAATATCATATTGCGATTGAATGTATTTCAATATATTCTCGGTTTCACTGTATTTGTAATATGGGTAATATATCAACCATAGTGGAAATCGTATATGGCCGTTTGTATTTCTAAACCCTACTATACTATCAAAAACTTGATGTAGTAATTCGTCATTATTGTATGGCGGAAAACGTTCTAGGTTCTCTCCATAGAAAAACAATTTGTACTTCGCGTCTGTATTGCGGACCTTATTTATATCACCCATACACGACGCAATCAGCATGTCTGGTTTATCACCAGGATCAACCACTTGTACTTGACCTATATTTTCTGTTATGAAATGGGTGAAATAACTATCATTCGTTGGATCTTTCCAAAAATTAATATATGCGAGGCGTATCATCGTATATATTAATATTAGTTAGTTTATCTTTACATATTTTATAAGTGCAAATCAATGATTCATGTATTCTTTTATCATAATAATATAATTCGTTTGTATTCCAAAATATAATACTACGAAAAAACTACCTGCAATAGTTAATTGAAATTCATTAATATAACTGGTTGTGAATATTAAAATTAGATATAAGGTTGATATAATTACCAGTGTCTGTAATAAAATATAACTAAGTGTGTAATTGCCAAATACCTTATTCTTTCTAGTACTTTGTATCATTATATCCGTATAATTACCAAGAACAACTGCGGGAACTATATAAAATATACATTTTAATGCAAATGAAACAAAATCTTTACGGGAGTGGCATGTTCCAAAATCAGTTGAACGTTTTATTATATTATTTAAATTCATTGTATATACTAGAATGAGACTTTGATCCAATCTACGTCTGCGTCCAGTTGACGTCGCTCAATCACATCATATTTCAGAGTATTCAATCCTGAGGTGCGGACACAATACACTCGGTCACTATAAGCTAAACGATGGAATATCTGATATTCAAAATTAGTGCGGAAGTTAAAATCATCCGATCTAACATCATCCCGAATATCATTCTTAATAGTGAAGAAATCAAAGCGTTTCGGATCGTTATTCAGTATGTTTTTGGAAATTGTCTTAGCAAACGTTTCAGCGCGATTTTGTAGTGCCTTGTCTTCTACACCCCAGCCCCAATATGTATTTGGAAATCCATTGATATCTTCGTATGTTTTCACGTCCATTTTAACTATACCACCTAGTGTGTCCCAACATGATGTGTATATTCCCATTATGTCCGTTTTGGGGGCCTTAGTATAGATTTCTTTGACACATTCATCTGTAGGGCATATATCAACATCATGAGTATAAATGTATTTTGCCTGGTTCTTGTACTCATTAAAACCTATATTGATGACTTGTCCTCGGTTGAATAATTGTCCGTCATCCGATTGTTCCACAACTACAACCTTGAATGGCGCCAGGTATTTTCGGAATAGCGGAACTGCATCCTCTAGGAAAATTTCCAAATGTGGTTCTCTCTTGCGAAATGGAACAATTATTAGATTTTCGTACATTATGGTATTTATCTATACACGGTGTTTTTATATGTTTTTGCATATGTTCTCTTGTCTCGTCTTGGATCGCTCAATAGTAGTAATATATCGGAACACTCATTCAATATTCCCGTAGTTTTTTCTGGTGTATTATATGACCTCCTGACATCCGCATATAAGTAGTTGTATGCAAGTAAGAGCGTAGGGTAATATTGTTCGGTTTCAATGGTCTTGATTTTACCATCTAACCAATAACATACCCTATCCTCATATACATATATTCGTATATCCGGAACTGTGCTTTTCATGAAAAATGACGCGAACGTTCTCAACTTAGAAAAATCAACTTCATATTCCGGCGATGATGAAATCTTCATTTGTTGTGTTAGTTTCCATAAGAACATCGGACTCAGTTGAATGATTACACACGAATCCACTTGTTGGAATGAGAACGAGTTTTGTGTAAACACCGGTTTGGTGTCTTTTGGACTACAGTTTGACAGTATAGTGCCCTCTGCGCCGATAACACAGATCTGTATTTCTGATTCTATATCACTATCGTCGGATAGGGACCGAGGTTTCATTTGGTATGTATATATACATACATAGGTTTAAGTTGTTTGATAGATCTTCGGATAATATTCACCCATAACTGCATGGATACATTCATACCCGCGATCACACTTCTGTTTGGCGCGTTCAATGCTATGAGTAAAGTTCGCATTTGGTAACAATTGGCGATATAGTAGGGCGGGGAGAACAACGTCGTTCGGAACATCTATATTTACCTCGTATTCTGTGATATTGCAAGGCAATTTATAAGTAAAAATGGTCGGTCTGGGTGCACTGGTTGATACAAGACTGATGCTCGCGTATCTCAAGTCGTATTCGTCGTCAATGTGTGGTCGCTCGCCATGGTTGAGAGAACACATTATTCTGGGTAACTTAATATAGACTTTATACGATTGTGCCGGCGCTATGCAAGCAATCATATAGTTTGCATCCGCGTTTGCGAGAGAACCTGGTGGAACCGGCATAAACATAAATTCATCAATACTCGCACATACTGTCCCTGTATCTGGGTTGATATCCTGTGTAAAATTAGTGGATATATTCCCCTGTTGATTGTACTCAATGTCGCATGGTAGGTACTCATGACCGTCTACCAGTGTTTTGGGTGACACCCCCGCCCAATAGTTGTCTGATTGCAAACGCGAATCATAAATGCGAAACAATGCAAAATAGGATTGCGCCGATGTGAGATTTAACTGTAAATCATACGGCGCACCTATATGCGTGAGGCCATATTCCGTAAGTAGTTCGGCGTCATTAAAGTGATACGCAACACCGCCGATTTCGTATACTTGAATGGAAAAATACGTAGCCACTGGATGGATCACATTAGAAATCACCCGGAACTCAGAGGATCCGGGTGGGATCACCATACCAAAATAAACAGCATTCTTGTCAGGATATACTATATTGAAATGATTATCATACGAATCAAACCTGTAGTTCCAACTACAATTGAATAACGATAGCAGCGGGAGTAACCGCATTAGGTTATATATATAAATTTTTATTTAGTATGTTTTATCCTTTTATAATAAAACATGCATCTAGTGGAATTTCTGGGTTGCACTCCGTTCTTAATATACTTCTTGCGATCTAAGAAAGTCTTATCATTTCATAAGTTGATTCCGCTTATCATTTACATAAATGGATTTCAATACCATATATTATTCTCAGAAAGCAGATTCGCGAGGTCAGTAGACGTATATTCCAACGTGATAATGGTATGGTACGTGAACTATTACACAACCGAGCAACCAAGAGCATTCATCGGATCTCTAACTGCATTTTACGCCTATTTGTTAAATCAAACGTTGGATTCTGCATTGGTCCATGTCATTTTCGTCCAGTGGTTTCTTTTACATTTATATGCAGTATCGCATGTCAGGGATAGGCACAAAATTATTATTTATGGGTTGAACAAATGATTGTATGTAGTTATATACAAAATATATCGCTATACTACTCAAGACCCAATATAGTATATACAGTTGCAGATAGAAATGCATTGAAAAATTGATTGTTCTTTATTGTATACTATAGAATGACACTAAAAAATCAAATGAACGAAAAGATAGAGATTGTCCGCTATTTGGAAGACAACACGATCGGTGCGACTGCAACTGCCGGTCTAGAACGTATGGCGGAATGGCAGCTGGATCTGTTGATTCGCTTGTGTAGAGTGAACCCGGATGACGAGGCGAGCATGCAGCGCGTGAAACGGGCAATTGCGGGACGCGATGCGTATCGTGCGGAGCGTATGCAAATGGACCGACAGAATGAATCGGATGAACTCAACCGGAAATACAACAATCTACCACCGGATATGAAGAAGCAGTTTATAGAGTATGTCCGGGAGAACCGAGACGAATTTGGGGATATTGACATGAATTGGCTGGTAGATCCTTCGCAGAATCCGCCCATTGAATTCTGGACGGGGGAAAATGGGATTGTGATGAATGAAATTGTGAACCGAATCTTGTTCGGAATGGAAGAGAAGGAGAACCGAGAACTAATTGATAGTGCGTTACGGGCGATTTTCATTTATAGAAATACGAGGCGCGAATCCATATGCAGTGACTTGCTGATTGAGACGCTAGATAGCGATATTAAACACATGATATTTTGGAAATATGCGAAGGCGAGGTTGTTGTATGAATAGATCAGGTCAGGGAACCTACGGTTCCCCGAACCCCTCCCTTTGATACGGATAATAACAAAAAAATAAATAGTTGGTTAGGGAGGGGTTTACGGGGAACCGTAGGTTCCCTGATTATAACCCACTAACATCAATACAACACTTACCACCGAAATCCGTTGTATTCTTTTTTATGTCGTTTTCGTCGTCGTCATCGTCTGGCGTTTTTACCTTTGGATCAAACACCTTAAACCACTCCGTAGTCCCCATATCCGTGTATTTTTTACTCGTCGTCGTAACGATTTTATAGTTGGATTTCTTATAAAATCGCTTTCGCAATTTCCACTGGTTCTGAAACAACTGATGACTGTCTATGATATCCACAATGATCGGATTCGCATGTTTCATTCGTAAGATTCGTCCCACGGACTGTGTGATGTCCGTCTTCGGTGTTGCCATCAACAGGATGCTGAGTGTCTTGATATCAAGTGCCTCTGCTGCCATTGCATAGGTCGCGAGAACAATCTTCTTGGACTCGGTTTCTTGGAGGTCCTTTTGCTTCATGCCGCCTACGTAGAATCCTGCTGCGGGGGTTTCACCCCCCGCACGCCCCCCACTTGCGGAGGCGGATGTATTATTTAGGGTTTGGTGGAGGTACGTTAGCAGGCTCCTATTATGTGCCAATACCATGATCTGCCCTTCCGGGTTTTCCTTCAACAAATCCCGTACCGCCTTGACTATAAAATCGCTCCTCGGTCCATACGCGCAGATCTTGGAAATCATCGTACTATACTTCGGTTGCCCTCTAAAATCGTACTCCACCTCATTGAAATCCGAGTCGTTGGTTACAAACTCTATCCCTCGCACCAGCACCGTGTCCTCCTGTTTCCGCAGCATGGAGTGGATCTTCGGACCGATAAACATATACAGGAGTTTCGTCAGTTTGTCCTTGCGCTCCACCGTCGCCGAGATTCCCAGCATATACGGTGTGATCGTCTTCAGCAGCGTCTTGGAGAACTCTTCGCTTCCAATTCGGTGTACCTCATCAATGATCGTCAGTCCGAACTGTGAATACACTTCCTGAGGAAACACCTTGTTATACATTGTCTGGATCATCCCGATTACAATATCCTTGTCCTCTATATCGCATGTGGACGCTTGGATCTTTCCTACTCTTGCGCCGGGCAAGAATTCCTCTATACGTTCTATCCACTGATTCATCAAGAACTCCTTGTGGACCAGAATGAGTGTCTTCTTTTGTATGAGCGAGACGATCTTCAGCGCCATAACCGTATTGTGTGTAACTGTATGATCTCCGAGAACAAACCTGCGATTTCCGTCAATTTCAAATCCATAGTAATCGTCCTCCTCCAATGCCGTCAGCTTGATAGAGTATAGGTCCGCGGTCTTGTGTTTTAAGCAAGTCCCGAGTTGGATCCGAAAGTAATCTCGCTCTATAGGAATATCGCCAATATTATCACCATAAATTCGTATAACCACCTTGTAGCGACTCGTAGGTGAATGGCCTCGGTATACAACGCGAATACCCGCACCGAAACCGAGCGACCGCGCCAACGCGAGGATGTCCTCGGAAAGTGTCCCGTTATCAAGGACTTCCGTTATATAATGGTCGGTGAACCGTGTTGATACTACACACGAATCCAGAATACCGGCCAAGACTCTCAGGCGAACTTCCCGAGTGTTGCATTTGTATTCCATCGGGATGTGTGACCGCACGCGGAAGGTATCCATCATCTGCATCAAAAGCGGATCCTTATAATAATGGAGAACGTGTGTATACTTTGATGTCGTTCCCAGACTCGTAACCCTATGGATGTAATCATATACGCTCTTGAAAATGGTTACAACGCTTGTTTCGCCGTGGTTGTGTAAATTGTAGTCCAGATTGATAATATGGCCCATCACGTATGGATCCACAGTGATCGGTTTGTCGGGATACTCAATTTGCGCGCGGTACCCCAAAAGCAAACCACGAATGGTCTTGGGTAGTGCGAGATAGTCCTTGACGGAGATGTCATGGACGGAGCCTTCCGTATACTTTTTGCTATAATGGCGACTGGCTTTCAATGAGAGAATGTGGCTCTCATTCACTGTGTAATCTTCTTTATTATCGGCGTCGTTCACACGGTACATAGTCTCACGCCCACGGGCTAGGGTGAGAACATTACGGGGTGCGGAATCGTCGCCCATTAGAACATCTCCAACTTGAACGTCTTGGACCAACTTTAAAGTGCCGTCGTACATGAGAATCGGAGTGTCTTTCCCGAGGCACTTACCGGCGCCACAATAGATCTCTAGGATCCCTCCTGCTGATGCAGGGGCTGCCGCCCCCCGCACGCCCCCTGTATCTTGTAGCAGTTCTAAGTTAGCGGGGGGTTTACGGGGGGCGGCAGCCCCCGTACATGCATTCATGTATACAGAAACGATATTGTTCTGGTAATCGCGCAACTCCCTCGGAAACGTCAGATTGATATCCATCCCCGGTGCGAGTTCGCTCCTCTCCGGCATCCCATACCTCTCAATCCCATAAAACCTCGGAATATATATCTTTTTCTCGTTCTCCCGATACACCGGGAATGCGTCGTTGAGTGCCGGTCCGAATGACGGTCCCGGTGTCTGTGGTTTCAGGAACAAGTCCTTCTTCAGAAACTCTAGATCAGTGGGCGTTAGAACCGACTTCGGGATGGTGTATCCTTTGGTTCCTATATACGACTCCTCACATACCATTCTTTTGTATTCTGTAGTAAGATTCATTTGTTTGATTGAATGTAAATAATAAGATGTCTTTAGATTCAATTTTTAGGAGGAAACGATGGTTCCCTCAGTGCAATAAAAAAGTGTATACACATTTTTATTTTGTTTTGTTGTTTATTTCTTATACCTTTACCATTCTCTCTCTCCTATTCTTCACGCCAATTACCTTCCCCTCCTGTTCTTTACCCCCTTGCCGAATCCGTAGTCAGAAGCTTTGGCTAGCGCCTTAAGCAGCTGAAGCTCGTCGTTGTCAGTCAGCTTGCCAATGTTCTCTCCCGTCTTCTGGACCCAAATCTTGGTCGCGTAGTCCCTGATGACAAAATACGCGTCAAATCCGTTCGGATCGTTCTTGCGCGTGAGTTGCGAATATCTCTTTCCGTCAAAGTAGAACGACACCATGCGGACCTTCGCGAAATGCAACGGCATATACGACGTCATTCCCTTGGCGTTCTTGATGCCGAACGCGATCATCTCAGCATCTCGGTTCAGGCGATTCAGCAACTTCCTGCACTCATCCTCATCATAAAAGTCCTTGAAAGTGCCCTCCTCCTCCTGGACCCAATATCCATCCTCCCACGTAAACGTGGTCTCAATCCCGTTAATCTTGGTAGTCTTGGTACTCATTCTTGTTGTTGGTTGGTTGTTAGTGATTTGCTTATAGGAATGTCTCAGTTGGAATCAATTTTCCTCGTTTTTGTGTTGAAGTTTGATCTGACCTAAACAATAAAAAATGGGTTTTATATACAAGTGCACCCATTTTTTATTTTTTATATTAGACGTGCATTTGTGATCTCTCAAACTCCGCGCGCGTTTGGGTTCCTTGTTTCCGATTGCAGTCTTTGCAAACAACATACAGATTACTCATGTCCGAGCTACTTCCGCCTTTTGAATGCGGTATATCATGCCCCCGTTCCCACTTGCCTTTTCTCGTCAACGCTTTGTTACAAAAGTCAAACGAACAATTTCCCTCTTCATGCTCGCCGAAGTAGTGACGCCATACATTTTTTGGAGTACAAGCACCCCACTTCCTCGGCCCGGAAGGAGGCTCAGGCGCAGGCGGAGGAGGCAGCGGAGCAGATGATTCTAAGAAACTACGAGTTTCTTGGTAATACGCCATGATATCATCTTTTACATCTGTAAGACGCGCCTCAAACCACCAAGTCTCGTGACATTTATTCCGTACAACAGATGTATTATTGTATTTTTTCTTACCTTTCCCACTGGTTATGTTGTAAAACGCGCATCTATCTACTAGGTTCGGTTTACCATTAAACACTCCTAGACAGAGAGCGAATAGCTGCATCGGAGTGTACTTAGCGCCTGGTTTTAGCTCCTTCAACTGTCTCATAGTTTCGTATACCTCATCCATCTTTGCCTTGAACTCGCCTGCCTTTCCTATCGGAAGAAATTTGTTATCTGCAATCTTGTTTTTTATCTCCGTATCGGTCCAGAAATTGCCTGCCTTTTTCGGGTCTACGAATATCGCATACAATCTTATAACGCAGTACAATCGGTTCTGTACCTTACAAGAAGTTAGGAGAGGCATATAATTCGTTTTGTAATCACTTTCCCATGTAGGGTAATCAGTGTTAAGTTCATTGACTACCGCGGACCTCACATTGTTTTTATCTTTGTCTGAGTTGCGAACGGGAACACCCTCTTGGAGACTGTCAAACAACAATCTGCGCCGTTCAAGCGTGAGTCTGCTGTTACAAGTCTCCAAGCGCAATTTATAATCGCGAAATTTTTTCTGTTGCTCTTTGGTGAAATACGTCGCTTTATTACCGGTTTCTTTTTCCCAGTTCTCAATCGGATTGTCTTCAGTGTCGTGCTTTGCGTAAAATAGATAGTGTCCTTCGTATTTCAAGTACGCCATTATACTCTTGCCTTTTTTGTCAATGATTGGTTCGCCGGTCATAAATGCCTGGATGCTTAGTGCGCGATGCTGACCGTCAATGATCTCTGACTCTTTGCCTTCAAGCTTCTCTTCATCATCACCGTATTCGTATAACAAGAGCGGTTGGACGTATCCGCTTTCCATGATAGTTAAAAGGAATTTACTTACCTTGTGCTCGTTCCAGTTGAAATCGCGCTGATAGATAGGGCGCGTCAATATGTCAACAAGACGCGCGATAAACTCGCAGATGTTTACTGCAGATTGTACTATAATCATCGCATTCTGTCTTCCGGGGAAGAATGTGCTAGGGTCCATGTTGCTGCTGTTGGTTTTGGTTTTGGTCTTGGTAAGTTTAGTGTTTTCCTTTTATAAACGCACTGATTCCAATCAATTTTATCAAATCCAACACAAAAAAAAGGGGAACCCATGGTTTAGAAAGCGAAGCTTTCAACTGCGCCTACGGCGCAACCCCTTAAACCCCTCCTTCCGTTAAGTAAGGAGGGGAAATTATATGTTTTATCTTGAATGGTTGTAGATTG